TGGACTGTTATTGACATGGAGAAGCCAACCGATGATGAGTACGAGACATTCATGTACGAGGTAGACGAGGCCGAGGATTACCTCAACGAACACACTGTCCGACCCGACAACACATACTGGGGCTGGGCAGACGGAGACTTCGGCCTATGGCAATACGATGAAGAAGGTGAATTAATATGATACACGGATTTGAAGAAGACCAAGTAGAGATGCAGAACTTTGGTGCATCACTTTGGAGAAAGTATGCAGAGATAGCGCACCTATTAGATTACTTACCTAAGAGATTAGAAGAACACATACGAATACAAGAAGAGTCAGGCGGTTACTCTTCTGCATTCGGTAAGCAGTGCGTCAAAGATTTCCGAGACTGCGCTGGTCAAATAACTATGGGGATATATAACCTCAAGGTACTCGCCGAGTTACTCAACTGGCGTGTAAAAGATTGGGAGGTCATCGAATGAACTTCTTCAAGCGCACAGTCTATAGAATACTAGACCCAAAGCCTGTTGTTACACGGCATGGTATAGCAACGCCTACTCTAGTCAAGGCTAAGGGTAGACAAATTGAGGTGGTCTTTCTAATCGACTGACTGAGGACTACCCCTTATGAATAAACAAGAGATAAATGAGAGTGATTGAAAATGATAACAAAATGGATAAAGAACAAGATGAGAAAGATGATGAGCGAACTGCTTGACGAGGAGCATGACCGTTTGGTACTAGAAGTAGAGGGTAACATTACCATACCTGATGCAGAAGATGTAGCACAGAACATAGACATTGATGAAATCGTAGGTAACTTAGACTACGAAAATATATCAGGTAACATTAGCACATGGGACATAGTCAATGAGTTAGACATCTCCGAGGTAGCATATGAACTAGACGCAGAGAATATAGCGGGCTACTTAGATATAGACACTGCCGACATCGAGGTAGACTACGATGAACTCGCTGCTTATGTAGTAGAAGAACTCGACCTAGATGACATAGCGCAGCGTGCTGATGTAGACAAGACAATCTTCTCGCACATACACATGCTTGAGACAAAGGTTGACGCACTCATCGAAGTAGTTCGTGACTCGGCCATGAACACACTTGACTTGATGACATTCAACAAGGCACTAGAAGGTGAGGAACAATGAGACACGGATTTAGAACAATGGATGAGATAAGAGATGGCATGTCACACATGCTTGATGGTAAAACAATGATGCACCTTACAGGTTACGGTAGTTGGACTTACACTGTTGCGGTAGCACAGGAGTTAGTCGATACAATAGACGACACTGACTACTGCAAGGAAACTTTACTTTGGGCATTCGACTATGCCTGTGGTGGAACATGGGAGTTTGTAGTAGCGGCTCTCAACATACTGATAGACGCATGGTTAAATGATGAGGAGGAATGAATATGATAAACGAACTAGACCTAATGGAAACACACTGGAATAACTACAAACAAGACTACACAACCGAGGAAATCATACTAGCCTCGCACTTAGGTGTAGACATAGATGATGCCGAGTCATACATTAACGACGATGACTACTTGGTTCTCACAGACGAAGAGGCTGACGAAGCAGTGCGTGAAGAGATAGAGCAATTGGTATGGGCATTCAATCCATCCTTCCTATGTGCACACACGAATGTATCAGAAGAGGCAATCAAGAAGATACAGGAATTGCACGAGGATGCAAACGATGCACTTGCTGAGATGATAAAGGACTTCGATGAGTTTGTCGAGGATGCTGTAGCATCTGATGGGCGAGGACATTTCCTTGCTGGCTACGACCACGAAGAGAACGAAGTCCGTTACCTATCAGTGGTGCGTGATGGACTGTGCTACAAGACCAAAGAGACATACTACTACATCTACAGGAGGAACTGAATATGAACGAACCGATTATAATTATAGAGACAGACGAATACATTTACTGGGAGTATGATGAAGCATGAACAGAATAGACTACGAACTAGCCGAAGCACTGAACACACCTCAACAGTGGATAGCAGTACAGCAAATGAAAGAAGAAGCCAAGGAAATGCTATGGCGTTACAGAGAAATGATAATTGATTTCATAACCTCAACGAATGCGATGGACTTACCTCTGTACACACAGGATGAACTCATTGACAAATTGAAGAGCGGTGCGTCATACAATTGGTGGGTAGGCGAGTGCTTACCATCGGACCATGTAATCAACACTGGTATTTACGGAGAGGAGGAATGAACATGAATGAAGAAAAGAAATGTGGTATGTGTGAATGCACAAGTGCAGGGCAGTGGATTAAATCATGGGATGGATGGACTTGCGGTGCATGTATGCAAGAGATGAAAGATATGGTAGACTTCGATTCGCAGAATTGTTGGTGATAATATGAATGAAGATGAAGAACTATACAAATACGCAGTGGATGTCATACAGATGCTAGATGCACACGGTCTAGGTAACACTTTGCTAAGAGAAGTTACTGACTTGATATGCAACTACAACTATGACATCAAGGCTGCCTATGAAAGAGCGAGGCTTTATAGTTAGACTGAGGACTTATGGTTATAAATAAACAAGAGATAAATGAGAGTGATTGAAAATGAGACAGAATAAGAAGAGAGCAGCAAGCGGTAGATACAAAGCAAAGTTTACAGAGAGGATGACAGGTAACAAGGCGTTAGTCAGAGAGGTAGTTAGAAGTGGCTACACACTTGAAGATGCAAAGGCATTAGTCAAGCGAGCAACGCATGAAGAAGTAAGAGCATTGTTATCAGCACAAGTAACACAAGAGGAGGAATAAATATGGCATTAATAGTAGGAATAAAGAACGGGACAGACAAAGGATTTACAGAAGATGAGGTTAAACTAACCAACTCATTCGGCATGGGTGTACTAGCGATGGTAACTGGTGTCGGTAACATTGGTGGCAAAGAGGATGGATGGCGTACTCGCATCTCTGTACAAGAAGTACATGATAGATTTACAGTAGCACTTGAAGCACTTGAACTCTTTCAAGACCAAGAACCTGTGAAAGAAGTCATCACACTAGACTTCGTACAGCGTATGGCTGATGCAGACTGGTCTTGTAATGTAAGTAATGAACCAAAAGAAGAGTTCCTTTACAAGATGGCAGGTCAAGTGATGAGCAAATTACTCAGCGAGACTCGTACAGAAACACTAGGTACGCACTACAACCAAAAGTCTTGGGATAATTTACACTCACGAAGAGAAAGTGTAAGGATGCTGGTTGGTATGTTACTGTCAGAGGATGAAGACGAGGACTACTACATGACCGATTGCATAGACTCAATCGTACACGACTTTGATTTCTACGATGACAAAGAGTTCTATGGTAACAAGTACTTGTACTACAATGAATCAACTAACGCTTACACACTGGTAAACGAAGTACCAAAGGAGGAGGAATGAATATGAATAAAGAACAAGCAATAGAGAAACTGAAAGAAGAAATCAAGCCTAACGACATACTGTACACACAACTACACCATGTCACGAAGTCAGGTATGACAAGATACATAGGAGTAAGAGTAATCAAAGACGACTACCCTTACGACTACACTTACCTTGTAGCAAAAGCACTGGGCTGGAAAACCAGTGAGAAGTATAACGGTATCAAAGCCGGAGGCAGTGGAATGGATATGGGATTCCATCTTATCTACAGTCTTGGCATGGCACTGTGGCCTGATGGTACACCTGAGCCTCATGGTCAGCGCAACGGTGAACCTGATTCTTGCGGCGGCTACGCACTCACACAGAGGTGGCTTTGAATATGACAATGAATAATTTATTACAAAAAGGATTGATGAAGAAGAGAAGCGCAGAGATTGAACAATGTTTCCAAGAATGTATAGGTAAGCATGGTCGCAGTTGGTACAGACAAAAGGACCTACCTGTTATGCAGGGTGCTATACTTGACACCCTCTACGATGCGGGCAAAGGTGCGACACTAAGACCGGTCGATATGTTGAACAGTAACACTCGGTTGGCTTGGTTAGTAGATAATGACATAGTGAAATATCAATCACTACCCAAGAGAGGTAACGAGAGTTGCGGTCACGACGAGTACGATGGTACAAGTTACGCGATGTATGAATGTTCTCTGAGAATAGACTGGAGCGGTCGTGCAAGAGTAACTCAAGATGGAGTGAACTCTTACTACAGAGTGGTAGATAGAGAACAGACTGAGGCAAAGAGAAAGGAATGGGTGGATAGGTCTTGGGAGGAATTGAAATCCAAGTACACACTTGCCAAGATACACGAAGGCGCTGACTTGACGGATGAGCAAGTGTATGAGAATACCAAGCACCACTTTGTATCAAGAGACAGCAACCCTGTTATTTGGTACGATGTCTTTGCTACATCTAGTTACAAAGGCGAGTGTGCTTGGAAAGACACCGATAGGTACTGTGACTTTCATCAACAAACTCGACATGAAGCCGTGCTTGTCTATTACACCAAAGGTGAATGTCGGTACATAGATGAACTAACTGACTTACCACAATGGCTCAGAGACAACACTGATGATGACAAAGTGCTGGCCTTGATTAAGAAGACCATACCTAAGATGAAGACAGAGGCAAGAGAATGGTTACAGTCTACCTATGAGAATAGCGAACCTGTCACTGACAGCGAAGGTAACAGGAAATGGGTCACTACCCGTCACGGTAAGCGAGGTCAGTACTCACTTACTTGGTGGAATCAAATAGAAAGAAGACTATCTCAAAACGCACAGCGAGCCACTGACAAAGGTAGAGAAGGTACAGAACTAAACGGCTGGTTATTCACCTGCGGGCGTAATGGTGATAACGGCGAATGGGAGACTATCGACAGTATTTACAAATACTATGTGGGCGGCACGAGAGGCACGACTTGGACTCAGCCGAAGGGAGCCTTAGTGTTTAACAGTAAGGAACACGCAGAGCAAGCCGTAGATATAATTTCTAAGATACCGGGTAGAATAATTGCTCATCACGAATCTAGCGACCTTCTTATAGATAAGAGAAAGGTAAGGATACGGTTGTCAAACAAAGGCGACCCTCTAAAGTATACGCCTAAGCAAGCATGGGATTTGATATGCTCAGGAAAAATAGTCGATGACATAGGGGGGTATTAAGGTTGGTAGAAATATGCAGACGAGCATTCCCTTTGACTCCTTCACCTTGGTTAGCAGAGATGTCTAACCATACAGTAGCAGTAAGCAAGATGATGGATGTAGACAGTGCGAAGGCACACTGGCAAATCGTAGAACACAATGGTACTAAGTGGATAGAAGCAAGGAGCCATGACAGTAGAGGCGAGGTAACAAAAGCCCATCGTGCCTTAGTTGGTATGGCTACTGCTGTAAGTGAGTACCCTATACTTGATGAGCACGAGTACCTCAGTGATGAGTACCGTCTATCAATCGAAGCGATAGCGACTATAGCCAAGCGAACAGGCACTATCATAGATTCATACCATGACTTATTCGTAGAACTCTTTGACACTCAGATTGAGATAATAGAGGATGAGCCGATGAAATACATTGTGATGATGAGTGATGATGAGTTTGTTGATTTTGTAAAATCGCTGGACTCAGAAGTTCCGGCTATAAATAAACAAGAGAATATGGAGGTTGATTAAAAATGAGAATGACAAATGAGAACAAAGGATGGATGAGGAGTGCCCTTCAATTAGGCGAAGATAACATGATATTGTTCAGTGAGAAATGCTGGCATTGGATTTCCGACTCTTGGATAAACACACCACTACACGAGCAGTGTAACTTCTATCAGAAGTATGTTGAGTTTGGAGGCGAAGATAACTTGGCATACGATAATGAAGAAGCACTAGAGAAAACGATTGAGTACGCCCATGATAAGATAATGGATTGCTTTAGTGAAATAGACAGAAGACTCAACTTAACGGAGGAATAAATATGACAAAATATACAATAAAATATGAAGCAGAAGACTACTATGTAGAAGACGAATGGCCGGACTTGGATGGTACAAAGATATTTACCAACAAGGATGCAGTGATAATGCATTTGCTCTTAGTAATAAAGGCGAATTGTCTCTTTGACCCAATATACAAGGTGATAGAATGAATAGAACATGCGTACAGTGTAACCAAAGTGAAGGTACTACCAACTGCGATAAGTGCGGTCAAATGACATGCCGTACTTGCTGTACCTTCATACCTATGCCTAAAGGCGAATTACAAATCAAACACACTGGTTGTGTGAGAAAAAGGAACGGAGGGAAAAACAATGCTGTTTGAATGCGGGTTCTGCGGAGAGCAAGGTATGCAATTAAACGAAGGTAAAATGCTCACACCTTGGCATCCTACACAACGAGATGTCGACATCATTGACATGAAATGTATTCTATGCGGAGTGCATGAGCCTTGCGAATCTGATGACCTCGCTGGATTTATGATGGAGATTTTAGGCGAGAAAAACTATGGCAAGGCTATGGTAAAGGCACTCAAGATACTATGGAAAAACGAACACATGAAGGAGATGATTGAATGATTGACACAGATAAATACGAAGGACATACAGAAGGCGAATGGAGATGGTACGAAGGAGCGAGACATAAATCGCTCACTGGTAGTATGAGGTTACTGATGTTCGCAGAGGATGGAAACAACGAGCATCCAAAGCCAGCAGACGCAGCACTCATAGAAGATGCACCAAAACTTCTAGCCGAAGTCAAGCGGTTGCGTAAAGGTATCATCGACATTGCTGACAAATGGGAGCGACCATCTATTTTACGGGGCTTTCTCAAGGAGTTAAAGGAGTTGATTGAATGATTGACACAGACAAATACGAAGGACACAACCTTGCTAAAGGTAGGGTCGGTAGTAACTACAACATATACGATAGAAAAGGTAACATCATCTTTGATGCCGATAATGTGGGTAGTAACATGGCTACACTAAACTTGTTAGCAGACGCACCACTTCTCCTTGAGTTTATTCAAAAGATAGTCAAGGATTGGTGCAAGCCTAACCAATGCAACCAAGCATTCGGTAAAGATGTAAGGCAACTAATGTATGAGTATGGGCTTATAACATTCAATGAAGAAACAAGAAGATATGAGGTGAAAGAATGATTAACACAGACAAATACGAAGGACACACACCTGCGCCGTGGACTATAGCCGAGGACATGCAAAGTGTAATGATACCAGCGAACCATCAAAGCGTGGATGATATGAGTCCTTACATTGGTAGTGGTGCAAACGCACAACTCATAGCAGACACACCACTTCTCCTTGAAGCATACAAGCGGTTGCGTGAGGATAACAAGAAATTACACGATGCAATCAACGGCTGTGCCTACGCCAACATGCAGGGTTCAGCACATGACTTGTATTGCGAGAGCATCGTTGAGCGATGCCCTACTTGCTATCAAAACATAGACGACATGGAATGTGGATGTGAGGAAGAATGATTGACACAGACAAATACGAAGGACACAGCACAGGATGGAAGCACAAGATAAACCACAGCACATACGGTATCATCAATGATGATGGGCATAAGGTTGCGAGTATAGGTGCTTGTGAAGATTGGCAAAAAGATAAGAGTCACATAGACTCACAACTCATAGCAGACGCACCACTTCTCCTTCAAGCACTGATAGATGAGCGAGCAGAAGTCAAGCGGTTGCGTGAAGGTATCGAGCAGTTGGAAGAGCAAACTTGGCAAGCCAATGAAGAAGTCGAGCGGTTGCGTGAAGCACTCATCACTGTTCAACGCTCACTTATTTGGTCTGTAGATGCTAGGTCTATGGATGGCGACCCTATCACACTTGAAGCACTTGTCGCTCAAGTTGAGCAAGTGCAAAGCGACATAACTTATGTTTGGCTTAGAGGTGAAACCTATGAGTTTTGACACAGACAAAGAAGTAAAAAACATACTGTTTGATTTAGGCGTAGAAGGAAATGAATATGGAGACTTAGTTGAATACATATCTAACTTACTCGCAGAAGTCAAGCGGTTGCGTGAAAAGAATGACGAACTCTTGGAATACTTTTACACATACGAAGGGCTGGAGGCTTGGTTAGATGAAAACCACTACCAAGTCCTTACTGATTGGAGAGATGAACAATGATTGACATAGACAAATACGAAGGACATACAGAAGGGCCTTGGAAACATGTGTATCAGCCTTGGGGTGGAATTGATTACATTATGAGTCCACATGAGGACTGCGTTGCTAAAATAGACAATGGCGACAAGAGTTCTGCGGAGAACAGAGCCGATGCACTACTTGTAGCAGACGCACCACTTCTTCTTGAAGAAGTCAAGCGGTTGCGACCAATGGCTGATGAATTGATTGCGATATGGGAGATACTTGAAGAAGATTACCCCCAAGTTGATAGGGCTATTGTAAAGGAATTGATTGAAAGAAAAATAGGAGATTATGAGGTGATTGAATGATTGACACAGACAAATACGAAGGACACACACCCGGTCAGTGGTCGGTGACATCAATCCGTGACGGAAGCATACCTTGGAACACGGCTGACGAGGAACTGTGTGCAGACGCACCACTTCTCCTTGCAGAAGTCAAGCGGTTGTATGAATGGATTGAACGAGCAGGTTCTATGGTCGCACAAAGCGGTTATTTGCTCAATGCACTTACAGAAAAGCATGAAGCCACCAAGATATTCTTAGAAGAGGTGTTTGAAGAATGATTGACACAGACAAATACGAAGGACATACACCTGTGCCTTGGAATGTATCGAGAGGGCAAAGGAACACAGTTCTGATTGAATCAGAAACATTAGGTTGTAGTGATTGCGAGAGTGCAGACATATACACATACGCAAACACAGGTGGTAAGGAGATACAATTTCCTAATTCCGTTGAACCTGCTCCCTTTACTTTACAAGAAGAAAAGGATTGGCGAATGGGCTATCAAATGTATTGCCCTTCATGTGACTTGTTAGATTGGGCAACGCCTATTGATGCTACGCAGAACGACACTGACCTTGAACTCATAGCAGACGCACCACTTATCCTTGAAGAAGTCAAGCGATTGCGTGAAGCGATTGCTGATATTGCTACCAACATGGAGGCGGCAGACCCGTCATATTTGCAGGGATTCATTAAGGATTTACTAGAGGTGATTGAAAGATGATGTACGCTGTGTGCCATGACTGTGGAGTACAGTTTAGAAAGTTTTCAACTAAAGCGACCGATAGCGTCTGTTACGATTGTAGAAATAGAGGCAAAGGCTCTAGGAGTAACATTTACAATCAGATGGAGAGGGCGCTAGAAAAAGATAAGGAAAGTGTAATCAACCGTATGGATTTTATAGAAGAGCGTATGGATTCGATAGAAGACTTGTTAAAAGTATTACACGAAGCAATAGGCGCAACTGTAATACCGATTGTAGAAGAACAGATGGAGAAGGTTGCCAAGGAGACATTTGAGACACTGGCGCATACGATTTCTGAACAGTCAGCAGGTGCTTACTCAAGGTCTAGGTCGGCTGTTAATTCAGTAGAAGAACTGAGTACGGTTATTAAGAATCTTAAATCACAGGTCACTCGATTTAGAAACCACATAAATAAATCAGTCATACCGATGAATAGGAGTTTGGGTAAAAAATGAACCGAAGAGTTCCGGTTATAAATAAACAAGAGAATGTAGAAAACAGTTAGAGTTGATAAGATGAGATGGATTAACACAAGAGAAGAGATGAAAGAATTACAAAAAGAATTGGGTGTAAGACATGATTGGCACGAACCCGATGAGTCGGGAGTAGAAATTATATTTGTAGGTAGAGAGTTCGACAATGCTATGCCGACATTTGCTGTATCTACTTACGAGAATGGTAGTCCGAAAGAAGTAGTTGAGCCGACCCACCCGAATTACCTCGACCATGTATGTGAAAACTCAATAGTGTTTCTCAAACATTCTAAACCGATAGCCGCTATCAATGTAGCAATATGGTGTTGGATAACTTGTCAAGGCGTGGAGGTGACGGCGTGAAGTGCATACCTAAGAAGAACAGCCGAGCGCATTCTAATACAAGCCAAGTTGATTGGTTGCTGGACATTGACTGTGCTATTTGCAAAAGTCGAACATCAATGTGCAGAGTCAAGGTGACAATGGATGAGATGGAAGATTGGATTGCTGAACGAGGCGTGGAGGTGAAGGCGTGAATATCGGTTTTAATTGGGCTATGCACAGGGCGTATTACATTGACCTACTCAAGAAGGGTTGGCCTCTCAAGGCGGCTTACGACGAAGCGGTTAGATATACTAACGAACAAGAAGCGTTGAGCGTTACAAGGGAGGTGACGGCATAATGGGTGCATGGATAGATGAAAAGGCTCGCTTTTGGCATTGGTGTGAAGAGTGTGCTGCCCCGTCATGGTTTCATATGTTCACCAACAAATACGATGAATACGCCTATTACTTCTGTAATACACAAATTGATGATGAGAGAGTCTGTAACAATGAAAAATACACAATGGAGAATGATGAATACTCAGAGGGCAACCATGAGAATGCAGTGCCGTTAGAGATTGAAGGGATTTACGATGATGAAGAAGGCGTGGAGGTGACGGCATGAGTGAACAGAGAACATACGATAGAACATGGGTCGAGATAGAGGACATGCTTGACCGAGCAGAGCGCAAGCAGAACATACACTACACCAAAATGCAGAGGGGCAAGAAGGCCGAGCGCGTCTTTCATATGAGAAATTACAAGGCACTTGAAGGTGTAGTCAAGACACTGAAATGGGCGCTGGGCGAAAAAGGAATTGAACACCCTTTGGAATAAAGAGTGGACTGAAAGGTTCCGTTTATAAATAAACAAGAGAAGATAGAGAGTGATTGAAAATGAGCATACTATACTTAGATAAGATGCCCGACCAAGCGGCAAAGAAGTACCCTACGCACATGCTTGACTCAGCCATACAGTCGGTACTATCATCATTCGATGAGGGCGACTGTCTCTATGACTGGGTGCATGAAAGTAGAGGTAACTATGCTTGGATGGCTATACATGCACAGTCACTACTAGACACATGGCACAATGTCAACGGGTCACATCATCCACTAAAGGATAGTATCGAGACTATCTATTACAGTATAATTCCAGCGAGCATACCTAGCGGTATGTTCTCAGCCGTTCCTTTGGATTTACCATACGAATATCGTGCGGTGGAGTTCAGTAACGGAGAGGTGCATGCCTTGGAGTATGTACCAATAGATGATGCAGTAGAGTTATCGACACTGTACATAAATGATATGAAAGAAGTGAAGGAGATGAAAATATGAAATACGATTTGGAATACTATCTAGCATTTAGGGATGCGACGCAACGCCATGTAAACGATTTACAACAAATGTTTAACCTTGCGAATAGCCAGTTACACATGGCTAAATTACAACTTAAAGGAATTGAGGACAGAATAATTAAATTGGAGATGAAACTATGAATATGAAAGATTATGAAAAGCAAGCAGAAGAATTGACAAAACAAGCACAGAGATTAGAAGCGACCATGCTGACATACAGAATACTACAAGACTGCGTGAAGAATGGATTTGACTTTGAATACTGGCTTGAAGAGGAGACTAAGACCATTCGTGGTATGTGTGGGAAGAGTGGTATATACTTCAAGGCAGAGAACTACACCATGTGGTTCGATGAGAAAAACGAAGAGGGCTTTGGTGACCTTGCAGGTCTGAACATTGAGGACATAGACTTGGAAGAACCCGAACCCCCTTCACAAAAAATAAGCGAAACGGATGAGAAACCTAAAGTTCCATTGGAAAATGAAGTAGATTCCAGCGGGGCATATCGAGTAGATGTGTCCGGTATTATTGGAAAGAAGGAGGAATGAATATGAAAATAACAAAAGCAGAACTAAGATGGAGCCAACTGATGACCAATCTTGAAGAGGTTGTTCACGCAGCACACGATATGAAAAGAGCAGGTGAGATGACAGAGGAACAGTATCAACACTTCAACAACACAGTAGGTAATTTAGAAATGAGAGCGAGGGATTTGAAATGAATTATAATATGATAGCATTAAAGACAGACAAAGAAGGAAACCAGCACACCGAATACTATGTCGAGGTTGCTGAGAAGAACAGTCGTACATACGCAGTGCGTGGAGTCAACTCAATGGCCGAAGCAATTGCTTGGGTCGAAGAGAACGGCTACGACGCTTGGGACCAAGACGGTGTCCGTTGTGAAGAGATGGATGGGTGGTGGAAACATCACCAAGCGTACAAACCTAAACCAGCAGGTGTCAAGAAGTATTCAGCGTGTGCATTCAAAGGCAGGGTACTCACTAAGCCTAGGAACGAAATTGGTTTTAAGCAGCGACATTATTGTGACAACTACCTAGAAGGTCACGAGGGAGGAGTATGCCCTAAGTGCGAAGAAGTGCTTGAGAACGGTTACTCACTAAGCCCAAAGGAGGAATAAATATGGCAATGGATAATTACTTACTAAAGGCAGCCCTGAAAGATAAAGTCAGAGAGGCTTGGATAGACCTATGTATCTCTAACGATATAGATTTCACTAAGCATCATATCTACATGAACGACTACGGTACTAGGTTTGATGTACAAATGCCTGAGATTATACCCGATGAGGAGGAATGAGTATGGGTAAGATGGGCCAACTACATACGATGCTTAGTGAAGGTGCTGGTGTTACTACTGTAGCAGACCAGTTACAAGAATGGAACCGTTCTATAGATAGGCGCACTGCAATTGATAACGCCTATTACTTTATGAAACAATGGAGGGAAACAGCGTGACACACGAAGAGGATAAAGAAGATGAATTAGACAGACAAAATGCTCTAAAATTACCCTTTGTGTGTAGTTCGGTCTGTCCTAACTGTTACGATGAAGACTTGGAAGAATATGACCAAGAGGGGATGGCGAGGTTTGGTATGAGCGATACGAACCCCTATGTGATGGTGTTTTCATGCGGTTGGTGTGATTTCTCCGCCATTGATGAATGGCAACCTCATAGGCATGGGTTACCCGATTGGTTCTTTGAAAATACAGTAAGAAAAAAGAGAGGTAGTGATATTTATCGTTGGCGGGAGGTGACAGTATGAAGTGTTGTAAAGAAATAGACGACGATTGGATAGACGGTGATATGTGGCATGATAACCATACTACATTTGGGTGTAGTCATGGAAAACTCTTGGTGACTTACCAATGCCCTCACTGTGGTAAAAGAATTGAAAGAGACTTTGTGGAGGTGACGGCATGATTACTTGCTATGGAATTGCATACGGTAAAGATGACTTTTTGCATGTTGATGTTTCTAAGACTGAAAGAGGGGCGAAGATATATGCAACTCGTAACGGCTACACCAAGGTCACAATTAGGGTAGGTTATCACGCTGAAATAATTGCCGAGAAGGTAGATGGTAAGTGGCAAGGCGTGGAGGTGACGGCGTGACACTTGAAATAACAGGGTGCGAAAATTGTAAGCGGTTTTGGTTGAAGGGTGAGGATTTTTGTCACGATTGCGGGCATGAGTTTGAAGAAAGCGTGGAGGTGACGGCATGATTTACGAATACTCAAGTGGTATATACTATGACTCGTCAATCAACATTTTCTTTTTCCTAAACGAACAGGGTGAAGAAGTTGAATGCGACGAACAAGGCGTGGAGGTGACGGCATGAGTGAAGAATTAGAAAGATTCAAAGAACAGGTTAAGAAGTTGAAAGAGGAAATTGAATACTTGAAAAGGCAACATGATTGGGAGCATGAAGTCTTAATGTATATAGACGAAGGTGAAGATTTCTCATATGATAATTTCCTGTATTATAGGAGTAATGCAGGTTGGTGTAATGAATGTGATTCCGTGTCAGTAAACGAACAGCATTTACAAGGGGGTAGAACCCTTGAAAACCCTAATGCTGATGGTGAATATGAATGCTATTATTGTTGGGAAAAAAATGAGGATGAGAAAGTATGAAGCGAATTAGCATAGAGTTGTACAATGATGACTACGGCGAGAGGCTCGGCCTCAAGTACAGTTATGACCCTGACACCAATGAACTGCTCAAGTCGACACTGGGTTTCCCTAAGTTCAAGTGGGATGCGGATAGAAAATTGTGGAGCATAGAGAACAAGAAGTATGTCATTAACGAGGCATGTCAGGTACTTGAAGAGTTGAACTACGATACAGAGTATATTCACAAACACAACGGGACCCTCCCCGAAAACCAGCAAAACAAATCAGAGTGTTGGACTGAGGTTAAGCGTACTAGGTTACACTTGCACTGGCCCTACATTGTAGACAGCGAACTGCGTGAAACTGTGCGCCTTGCTGTGCGTAGCATAGGCGGTCGTAAGTTTCATGCTGACAAGAAGTGCTGGTCGATACCTGTCGCACAAGCGCGCACATTACATTCACTTATTGAGGACTCCTACCCACCTTTGGCAAAGGCTATCCTCAGTAACGATGACATCAACACTGATGTCGCAGATAGTATAGAGCGAGTGGAGATGAGTTCCGCTGCCGAATTAACCGATGAGCGAGTAGAGTCAATATCCTATAGACTGGATGACTGCTTGCCCGAAGACATGGAACTGTACCCTTTCCAAAAGGTAGCGGTTGCGTTTGCAGAAGCAAGTAATGGTATGTGTTTGATTGGTGATGAGATGGGAATTGGCAAGACAATATCCACCATAGGTTACGCTGCGATTAACCCAAAGGACAGGCCGATGCTTGTAGTCAGCCCTGCAAATGTCAAGTTCAACTGGAAAAAAGAAGTAAGTAAGTGGTTACCTACTGAGAGTGTGACGGTTATTACCAAGGGTAAGGAAACGATAGAAACGGCTGACATTATCATAATCAATTATGACTTGATGGTGAAGAAGCAAGACGAACTAATTGCACTAGGTCCTAAGTTGGTTGTACTTGATGAAGTACATTACCTAAAAAACAGTAGAGCAAAACGAACACAGGCGACTCTGTTAGTAGCACAGGATTCACCCAAGGTGATTGCACTTAGTGGCACTGCTATTAGCAGCCGCCCCTCTGAGTTCTTCAACACTCTGAACTTGATGCGCCCTGAGCAATTCCCTAACTTTTGGAACTTCGCACAGCGTTACTGCGACCCTTGGAACAATGGCTTCGGCTGGGATTTCACAGGTGCAAGTCACACTAAGGAACTCAATGAAAGGATTCGTGACTTATGTATTCGTAGACTCAAGAGCGAAGTACTACCTGACCTACCACCTAAGACTCGTACCTTCTTACCTATACATTTGTCTAAGTCTGAAAGGGAGCCTTATGACATAGCGCAAGAGGAGTGGGACAGAAGAATAGACGACCACTACCTAAACGGAGAGTCGCTACCAAAGGGTATGATGCTGAACATGCTCAATGACCTGAGACATATATGCGGGAGAATCAAAGTCAAGTATGCCATTGACTGGATAGGGCAGTATCGTGACCAAACAAAAATGCCGCTGGTTGTATTCACTCATCATCGTGATGTCATGGTAATGATAGGCGAGCAACTGAAAGCACTAGAGCAGTATGGAAATACCAAGCGAATAAATTACATCAATGGTGACACTTCTTCTAAGAGGAGACAAGAGTTGGTTGATGATTTCCAAGCGGGCCACATAGATGTACTCATCTGCAATACAATTGCAGCCAAGGAGGGCATCACACTTACAGCGGCAGACACAGTTCTATTCATCGAGCGCGAATGGGTCCCAACTGATGAAGAACAGGCAGAGGACAGAGTCTATAGAATAGGACAGGAGAGCCAACATGTACACGCTGTGTACATATCATGCGCCGGTACAATAGACGAACACTTTGACCGTGTGGTTGAACAGAAAAGACAAGTGGTTAAGTCTGTACTAGACGGTGGAGATGTCGAGGAACGCAAGGGCCTTGTTAAGGAACTGGTTAGAAAACTTAAGCAAGAGCGTGCTTGGAAATACGAGGTGGAATGATGGGATTAACTAACAAAGACAGGTTTAGAAACTATGCAGAGCAAATACTATTGGTGGCTGAATCGCCACTGCCGCACCATGCGATAAAGGACAGGGTGCTTAATTTACTAGAGAGGGAGGGTAAGAGTATCTACAGCATGGATAACATACCGTCAAGAGCAATCAGCACTTTGTTAAGAACAGATTCGCAGAAGAGATTTTTAAGAGTCAGTCAGAAACCTGACAAGTGGATATTGAAAGGAGAGGAATAGATGGGAATAGAACATTATGAAAACTTTGTAGCACCGGGCACACATAGAGACGCAACTTCGTTGCTAGTTAAATTAGATGAAATAATTAGGATTCATTCGCTTCGTGAGTGGGACACCTTTGTAAAGAACGAAGAGTCGTTCCGTAAGGCAGTCGGTGACTTCATGATACAAGTAGTGAAAGAGAACTTAGATGTAGACACCGTTACTAAAGGTAGCGAGTTCAAAGGCAAGGTAGGTAATTTTCCTAAGTGGAAAGGTCAACCCGGAATCACTCATATGATTTGGGAAATTAGACCTAGGGAATTGAAAGAAGATTAGATACCAAGCCTGTCCTTTAGCCTCTGTTGCTCCTTTGCCTCCCTCATCATCATGGTATCAAAGGACTCCATTTGACTAGGTGTACCTTGTTCGTATACCATGTCGGACCAAGGGTCAGCGAAGTCTTCTACATCAGGTAACTTTCTACCAAACTCAGCGAGAGTTCTTGGCTCTACTTGTATTTGATTCATAGGTCTGAAAGCCTGTTGCTCTCCCATGAACATAGGGTCCATCAACTTAGCACGAGGGCTGTCGCTGACTCCTACTAAAGAAGAAGGAACACGGCCCGCCCCTGTCCCTAGCCAGTTCTCCGGCTTTATGTCCCACATTTGTGCTGCTTCGGTAAGAGGGTATGCGTCTGCGAGAGCATTTTGCAAGCCTATACCTTTTGATTTATTCCACCCTTCTTGGGTATAACCAGCAGGTCTGACTAACGGCTCTCCTAGTTCTTGGGTGGATGGTAAAGGCATACTGTCAGGTCCAAGTGAGCCGGGAGAAACCACCTGACCTGTTGGTTTCCTCATCAAATAATCAGGTATACCTGTCTCCGGGTACTGTAGATAAGCGGGCCTCTCGCCCAAGAATGTTTCAGGGTACATCTGACCCATAGTATCTAGCGTAGCCATATTACTAAGGCCGGGTCCGTAACCAAACTTAGTAGCGTCAGGGTTGCCTTCTTGCCCGTACACTGTTCTGAACATACCAGCGCCGATTTGTTGGTCAGGGTCAGTGGGTACGAACGCAGCCTTGAGAAGCAACCATGCTTGTTCAAATGCTCCGCCCATGTTAACCCCATCCCTTTCTGTCATTTAGTGATTGCTTGAAAAAGGCCACTGAGAAGTTCCGGTTATAAATAAACAAGAAAAGATAGTAAATACCTTTTTAGGAAACCAGCAAAACGGATGAGACAAGGAGACATATATATGGATGACATAGTAGTAATAGGAAAAGTAACGAGCAGTAGTGCTAGTACTGTGGAGATGGAGTACCCATCTACACACGGTGTAACTAGCGTAATAGTACCAAGAACTTGCGTAGCACGCCTTGACAAGATAAGCAACGGGCGAATAGCAGTACTGGTACGGACAGACGAAAGTGAACTTGGTGAAAAACTTAGTAATACACTTATGCACAACGCACCTCTGCACATAACAGAAGAACAAATAGGAATAGTGAATGCAATGGAAAACAATGAAAAATTACCAATAGACGAGCAAGATGAATTAGATGACGAAGTACCCATGTGGGTTAGTGCAGATGCACCTTCGATTACAGTAGATGGCGTGACCGTCAATGAAGCCGCAGGTCCATTCGACGGTATGTTGTATGCAGGTGGTCGTAAGGAAAAGGCAAGTATAGACTGGGACTTTGACCCAGTGCGTAAGCCAGCCTTCGTGATGCACTCTGACTCAGATGACGGTAGGCAAGCGACTATAGCGAGAGTTAACAATGAAAAGGGTGAGCCTACTGCTTATCATATATTCAACCCACTTTACAAAAGTGAGAAAAGACCTATGGGCGCACACCTCGGTACCTTTAGTGCTGCTTATTATCCGATGCCTTATCGTAAGGGATTCGGACCTGTACTTGACTTAGCCGCAAAGAATGGATGGCCCGCTCAAGTATTAGCATGGAACGAGGGCAAAGCAGCCGCTTGTTTCTGCGATGTCAGTAATAGTGTAGATTGGGAAGAGGCAGGTAGAAGCCTTGGGGAGAAATGGCAAAGGCGAGGTTTCAGAAACAACGGTGAATACCGAGTAGGTATCACCATCATGAATAGTTTAGACGGCTCATCTGCATTTAAGGTACAGGCCGTAGCCGAGCGACTAGTGTGTACGAACGGGCAAGTCATGGGAGACCGTGCTACCTTAGTTAACCTCAAACACACTAATGGCGTACTCGGTCAATATGACTTTGAAGGACTGGGTGATAAGATAAACGAAGTTATGGAAATGGCTGCAAAGGAAATCATTGTGGCAGAAACCATGAAAGATGTCGGAGTTAACAGAAATACATTTGAGAAACTAATGACGATTTGCGAGCGTGCAGGGTTGATTACAAAGCCTACACTTAAGCGCAACGACGCTGGCGAAGTCACTTCAATTACTCGTGGTCACATGTGGAGACTCATGGGACAGGGCTGGACTCAGCCTAGCGAACCTTGGGTAGCAGTCAACAGAGAAGACGCTGGTTCTCTTTACCATGTCTACAATGTCTTGACCGGTGCAATCACACACAAGCCTGAGTGGACTGACGGTACTGTATCACCAATCAAAGGTTCCGTACTCAACTTCAACACTTTCACTGACCGCTTGCAAAAGGTGCATAAGATACTCGGAGACATTACAACCAAGTCGGTCGACGGCGTATCTATCGAAGACCAACTAGAGAAAGTACCTCTGTTTTCAGAGGTGCTTCATTGAGCAGAGATTTTACAGGAGAGTGGATGAAGCCGGAGGACATTGACAGCGAAGGTAATTGGTTGCGTAAAGGAGAGCGCATACCTTTGCTCGGCTCCACTATACCTGTACCTGAGCATGTGAGGAAAGAGAGCGGGGGAGATGAGTACCAAGAGGTAATCATGATAACCCCTGCTAACAATCACTTTGATAAGTGCCCCCAATGTCACGAGACATTACCGGAGAGCACTGTCGTGCTCGTGACTAACTATGCCATGTTGATGGCTACGAAATGTTGCGATTGGATGCTTTGGATGAAAAATGAGAGGGAGAACTATGGAAACGAATACGCCTGAAAATGTAGCACAAGATATACTGAACAAACTGAGGATGAATGCCTTATGGGAGCCAGCGGGCTTAGGCTTATCCTACATGAAAGTAGGAGAAAGTCAACTCAAACTAATAGAGCAACACAACACACCTATTGCTGCACAAGCAAAGGTAAGGATGCAGCACTTACTAGACGGTATAGGCTGGGATATAGACGACAGCGAAGTGAGTATAATTGATGTACAGAACCTAACACCACAGCAGCAGCATATGAAGGAGATGCAACTACGAGTCGAGGCTGCTCAGAAGTGGCCTTGCCCTGAGTGCGAAACACCTCTGTCTGCATTTCCCTTGGAAAAGGGACTATGGAACTTTGACGGGCATCAAGATATGATGCTACCTGATGGTGAAGTTGAAAAAGATGTAGAGCAGTGGAGCGTTATTATACAGTGCCCGGTATGTGATACACAAGTACCGATGGAACCTTACGACTATACCCTACTAGCAGGTGATGACTTACTCATGTCCTACAGAAGCGGTAATGTCAATTACACGGCACTGAGCCGTTTGCAGATTATAGAAATGGTGGATGCTGGACTCGGCAATGTGTTAGTACTAGGTACATTTTGCCCTACGACTGGCCTTTTGTTACCACCGCATGTAAGAGGGTCAGTAGTTATCTACGCACCTGTAGGAGAGGAGGAATAAATATGAGAAAAAGAACAGAACAAGAGATATTAAGATTAGTGCTTGAATATGAAGTGGAACGAATGAACGGTGACGGCGGTGACAAAACTATGTCTTTATACGACATCATAGTTAGTTATAGCCTTGAAGGTGATGAACAGCCCAAACATGTGTGCCAATATGGAAACCATTGGTATTATGATTACAAGGATGCTAGTATAACAGAAGAAGAGTTTTATGAAGAACTATACGCACCCGTAGAAAACCTAGTTCGTGAAAGAAATGGAAACCGACAGACAAGGCTTTTCAGAATAACTGACCGACTGATGGAGAAGCGAAAACAACTGAGGGAAACAGATGTCTGAAAAATTAAACGAGATAGTAGAACACTGTGGTTACGGTAGTGCGTTTGCACTATTGCGTGACAACATGACACCCGATGATTTGCTCGACTTGCTAGAGAGTTACATACATAATTATCCAACAGAAATTGAAGATGATGTAGAAGAGATTGCCACTGACAAGTACGAGTGGTTCGACCACGAAAGAGCCAAAGCAGATGCAGAAGAAGAAGCGTACCAAAGATACAGGGATGGGGATTAAGTTGTCAAATGTAGAGTGGGCTTATGGTGAGAAAAAAATTACTCCCAAGGTAATTCACATCAGGAGAGGGGATAAGATACTGTGCGGATACGACAACGAAGGTATCAGTTGGCCTAACACTAAGATGAGCAACGAGTTTGCTGACACATTACCGACATGCCCTGAGTGTTTGGAGGCTAGGACATGAGTGAAGAGGTCAAGGCCAAAGAGTGCAAGAGATGCGGCGCTATCGAACTTTCTATAGAGGATACGGTACGAAAAAATATAGGCAGTATATTCTTTGACGAGGTACAATACCCAGCAGATGAAATATGCAAGGATTGCTCTTCTTATCTAATTAAGCAGTTGACTGAAAGGGCTTGGAAAAAAAGGTACGATTAAGTACAGAGGGGATTAGTTATGGCTAGATTCACAGTGAGATATTGTATAGTACGCAAGTGTGATAATTACACATTGGCAGGGTTTAGGAAATGCCCCCAGTGCATGGGAGGCATGACTCCTGACAAGCGTGGTGAAGAAGAGTGAGAGGCTTTGAACAAACTATCAAGTGGCGTGTCCCTGCTACCTCTGCCAAGTGGCGAGGTAAAGCAGAAGTCGTCATGAGCGTAGCCGACCCGAAGGGAGACTACCCTGCAACTATAGACATCAGAATCAGAAGAACAGAAGAGCATCCTAGCGGAGCAGGTTTCACAAGAGAGGGTGTGAGACTAAGTCAAGAGGATGCTTCGTCGCTATGCAAAGCAATTCAACATGCCCTCTCAGAACTGAGGGAAACGGATGAGTCCAAATGAACTCTCACGGATTTTACAAATGGTAGACCACTACGGTATACCTCTTAGTCGTGCGAAGCGATTCGCCAAGTATAATGATTGGAAAAAGAGAGCAGGTGTGTGGCAAAGAACACATGACCCTGTTAAACCGACCAGTATATACTCGTCAAAGATGCCTAAGAAAAAATACTCGTCAAAGATGCCTTTGCAGACCTTGGTGCGGTTAATTTGGTTTGGTGAAGAGGAATAATCATGTTACTAGCAGAAGCGGCTGACATCTCTGAAAATCTCAGGCGGCTGTATCGCAAGATGCTGACCGACCGTGAGAATCGCTCGATGTATTTTTCACAGGCACTCACTGTTATTCAACAGGCTACAAGGGATGTAGGAGATGAGATGGAGTCGCTGATAGATATTTTCTATCCTAAGTATTCCCGATACCAAAGGCAGTTCACTACTATACATTGGGTCAGAGGAGACCTATGTAAAAAATTATCAATATCCCCATTGGTGTGGGATGAGTCACTGGCAGGTAAGCCTATCATTCCTCTACTATCGTTAGAGTCACCTGAGTATGGGGGTGAAGGGATGACAGTCAAACAAGCCCTTACTCTCATGCCTCGCATACAAGACCTAGGGTTCCTAGCGGTTGCCAACAAAATGAATGAGAAAGAGGCGTTGTTATTTTGGTCAAGGGCACTTGATGAAAGTCCGATGATGCCTGTTGATAGATTCCTCCAAATGGTATCTTACCTAGGAGACGGACACTCTCAGAGTCTAACGGCCATCAGAAGGATGCTTGAGACTATGAGTCCAGCAGAAGTGCTAAACAAACTATTCGCAGAGGAAAAGGTAGACCTCGATATAAGGACCATGCAACCCGGAATCGCTTTCAAGGGTCCTATCTATAGAGCGTGGAATAAACTGGTGACGCCTACAGAAGTATACGCCGAGGTTGTATCAAAGCCAAGGAGATACCTGCACATAACTGAGTTTCCAATCGGAGTGTTTAAGGGTGTCTTGTACAATAGAGACCGTCAGGTTGTGGGAAAGTTGTCAGAGTCAGTATTACCTTACAAGCAAGAGGCTATCTTTGAAGTAGAGGCAGACATAACTAATGTCAAATGTATAACCGATGTCTTGTCAATAGGTGATGATTGGAATATACATAAGTTAGATTATGTCGACCGTATTTCCTACCTAAATAGATTAGAATTAAAGTGCCCTGTTAAAACTGGCAAGCCCTTGTCAGCCTCTACAGATTTGAGCCATTTGCTTGAGTCCCTTGGAGAGCAAGAGCGATTGAGATTAACCAACAAGGGTGCGTTTAAGATAGGAGGAGAAGGCGGCTGGCTGATACTCAAAGACGCATTCCATATCCATTTACTAGTGAGTGCTATTAGAAAGGATGAGGAGTTCAATACGCATGTAAGGCTCGCTGCTATGGATGGCTACGAGATGTATGAAGTAGGTGAGATGGAGATACCTGTAGGGCCAGCGCAGCAGATGAGGCAGCGGCTCGCTAGAGACGGAGTACTGGCAGGTACTGGCTGGCTACCTGTAGACGAATACGCTATGGTGGTGCTGTTAGAAATAAGCGCCTTTGACTTAGATTCACTTACGCTCAAGCAAGGTAAATTAGAATACCTAGATGAGAGCATGGGCTACAGTGATGTTTCCCAATTGACTGATTTGATAGAAACGATAGACTGAGAAGTTCCGGTTATAAATAAACAAGAAAGGATAGTGAAGTGATGAATTGGAGAGAGAAGTACCGACCTACTACCCTGAGTGAGTTAGTAGGCCATAGTGACTTTGTAGCATCTGCTACTAACTGGGCACTAGAGTCCTGTCCTCCTAACCTACTGATTGTGGGTCCACCGGGTGTCGGTAAAAGCAGTGCGGTATATGCATTAGCAAAGGATATACTGGGAGAGTTCTTCGACCCAATGAACTTCATCGTAACCAATGCAAGTGACGATAGAGGCATTGATTACATTAGGCAACTCAAGCGGATAAGTAAGAAGAAAGGACTTGGCGTTAGTCGCATAATTATATTTTTAGACGAGGCAGACAACCTCACATCAGCAGCACAGAAGGCTCTTCGCCAAATCATGGAAGAGAGTCACGAGTCTGCTATATTCATACTTACAGCAAATGACATCAGCCCTATACACGCTGCGATTAGGGATAGGTGCTTGACATACGAGTTCAAGCCTATACACCATGCCGACACAGGTAGACTGGGTACTATCATCAATGCGGAGGGCAGACCCGCAGAATGGAACAATCATCTATCTATGCTTTTACAGAACTGTAACGGTAGTCTTAGAAAAGCAATTGATGTAATCGAGAGTATACGCAATGAACCGGATGCACTTGTAAATTACCTCAAGCGAGACACTAACTCACTTAACAAAGCGGCCCTAAATCTAATGGGTTCTGATTTCCCGCAGGTTACCGCCCTGCTCGTCAATTCGATGGAAAGCGGTTACAGTCGTCTAGGTGTGCTCAAGGGCCTTAGACAGCGTGCCAAGCCTCTCATGGAGAGTGAGAGTGACTGGCACACATTCATGCTCACATATGGCGAGTTCGTCATGCTGGCTACACAGTGGCCGGATGATGACTTGGCGTTTGTTGAGTATTTTGTAGCAAAACTAAAGAGAAATATGGAGGAGAAATAGATATGACAGAAGATAAAAAATGGCCTGACGCTTCGATAGAGCGCTTACAGGCATATGCAGATAGAACAGGAGTAAAGGTAGGAGAGGCCGTCAATGAGTTCAAGAAGTGGCTCAAGGCGGAGTTTTCTGTAGACAATCCGTTGGATGAAGACGAATACCTATTGGTAGAATGGACTGAAATGTTCGTAATTGAAACACGAAACTTAGGTGGTAGCGGCGGCAGTAGCCGAGCGACTTCTACTTATGTGGGTCACCTTGTAGGTATAGAAGACACCTCTCGTGACATGAGAAAGAGTGCTAGAGAAAATGCACTTAATATGTTCCGTGCTAATAGCGACAGAGCGATTAGTGAGAAATTAATCGGTATAGTTACCGCTAAAGAAGGCGTATGGCACATCAATGGAGAGGCAACTACAGAGCGAGTCGATGGTAGCAACTTACCTTGGTTCGCTCTTGAAGAAGGGGATACGATTTTATGTCTACTCAACACCAATGCTGCGAGTGCAAGTGTAGGTAAGCCTATGGCACCTACTAGTTTCACACGCACTTTGTACTTACTAGGCTCCGAGGAAAAGAGCAACAAGATTGGCCTTTGGAGAGTTACACTCAATGGTAAGTCAATGGATGCTGAATACAATTACCACGAACCGTGTAAGGTACAAGTCATACCACCTAAAGACATCACTAGGGACACGCTGTACACTAACAGGGATTTCCATACAACCATTGAATACACGGATTCATTCGTACCTGACAACCTTCGTCAAGAATTACAGGCACAAAGATTCTTACTCAACGAGAACATGCACGACGCATCAGTTGACTTGAGCGAACTAGCAGAAGCACACGCTGACCGTAAGATTAAGTTACCTAGCGGGGTTACACTAAACCCTACTATCATTGTGAAAGGGAATGTCAGTCGTTTGAATAAACAAGCGATGGATAGCGAGTATGATGCGACAGGTCGCTCTTACCGTATGAATATCACCAGCCTATCTCTACAATCTCGTAACGGTAGAGACAGCGCTCAATCAGAAGTGACCGTATGGATTCCGGGTCGACTACATGACGAACACCACCCGTTTGAATACGAACTAGATGGGATAAAGGATAACTGGACTGCTTATGCAGAGAAAACACCGGTGATTGTATTCGGTCGACTTAAGATGCGCCCATACCAAGATGATATGTTACCAAGTATCACTGCACTGGGTATCTATGTACCGCCACGCACCGCTCGCCCAGCAGGTGGTAGCGGCAGTACAGACCTCAACCAATTCGGAGGTGATGAGTGATGGGAGGCTGGGATGCATTAGCAGCAGCACCTGTTGAAGAGGAGGCTCCGGTAGTTAAAGAGGTGAAAGAAGAGAAGGTGAAAGAAGAATCAAAGGCACCAATCACTTCAACTGCCTTTGTCAGCAAGTTTCCTAGCATAGACGAAGAGATGCTTAGTTTGGCAAATCCACCTAAGTTTCCACCGTCTAACATAATGTGCGGTATAGTAGGTCACGAAGGTGGCGGTAAGACAGGTATAGCGATGGATGGGCACATGCATAGATACACCGATGGCGAACTCATGTATGTTATCGACTTCGACAACGGAGCAATGGCTTGTCATCAGGCTCACTACAACGGTGACCCTCGTATCCGTATATTCAGACCTTGGGTCATGCAGGTAGAAGACCGCACTGCTTACAATTACCTCGCTACATATCAGCGTGTCATGGACTTAGCCAAATACGCTGTAGAATACGCTGAGAAACAACAAGAAGAAGGCTTCGACGAACCTATACTCAAGTCATTCTTAGTCACTGGCGTAGACCAATTCGATAGTGTCTGTATCAACAACATGAAGATATACGACTTAGAGATGAATGCAACGGATGCTATCGAGGCATCTGCTGCTAAACTTAACTCAGAAATCGGTTGGAACTGGAACATACGCTCTACTAGATTCAAGCAACTGACTGCTATCTGTCAGAAACTAAACGCACTTGGTGTAGATGTGTACTGGGAAACCCACCTCAAAGAAGACAAAGAAGGCAAAGTCGGCTTCGATGGTTGGAAGTTCGCATGGGAAAAGAGTGCTAACAACGATTTGTTTCAGATAATTTGGTGCAAGTCAAAGGTAATTCGTAACAATGACGGCTCTGAAACTGGAGAGGTGCGGCACTACGCTGACTTCTTCAAACAGAAGACCAATTCTAATCTCAAAGGGCAAGAACGCACTTACTTCGTAACGAAAAAGGGCGAGGATGCTGAATGGTTCGGGCTATCTGAACTGCGTGATGGGGTACTTTGAGATACACATATGGGGTTCTTGATAAGGTAATTGGAGTGCAGCCCTCCCCCGGCCTGTGTATAGGAGATGATATGATGACTAATTTTACTATAAAAACCGATAATTTACAGAACTTTCTAAACAGCCTTGGTAAAGACTTGGCAGATGTTGTTATCAATGTGAATGACAATGGTATATCTGCGGAGGTTGGCAGGGACACTCATTACATAAAGCGGAGTATGGACTGCGGTGTTACCAAAACCGGCAGTATCAATATCAGCGACCTACCTAAGTGTAAGTCATTTCTGAACACATGTAAAAAGGTAGAAGTGTCAGTGACTCAGAACAGTCGCACAGGTACTTTGCACATTAGAACAGATGGGACTTCTTTACAACTCCCGACCTCTTCTTACATACAGTCGCAAGATAAGGTCGGCTTAATATCGAAGTTGATAAAGCAGTCTCAGGAAAACATGTGGCAAACATGGCACAGTCAGAAACTAAACTACCATGCAAAGGTCTCAGGCGATTCCCTCAAACCTGCTACTAACTTTAGTAAGGTACTAGGGGGTAAGTTTGCGTGCAAGACTGAGTTCGACCCACAAGGTAAGGAATTGGTGATTAGAGGCGGTACTAAGAGCAAGGGTACTATGTTCGTAAAGGCACCTTTGTTCGACATCGCCTCTCCTTCAATATCTGCTAAGTCTGCTTTTGATTCTTGGTTACCTGAGTTACTAAACAACCTACCACGAGGCGACTTATACATATACACAGGTGATGAAACAGTATTGGTATTGGAGCAACCTGAGACTAATTTCCTAATGGTGGTTATTGACCAAGAATACGAGGAGGACTGAATATGATAAGACAAGGCACTAAACGGACAGGCGTTGTTTCAATGGGTAACTGCATTGTCAATGCTATGTATAATCGAATGGTAATTTTAGAAGAGCATTTGCATAGAGTAAAGGATAAAGACCCTGCGAATGTGAAAATATGCGTAGGCTCAATGGGGTTCAAATCGGATGACGGTTTGATACATTGGGAATATGGTGACCCATCGCGTACTGGTAATGATGGTTGGGACAACTTAGGAGGTATAGATGCTCACGCATGGCTTACTTACACTGATACCAAAGGCAATGAGATAATCATTGACCCTTGGTTTAGGGGATATGAGCGTATCTGTAACCTATGGAATGTTCGTGCCAAAGACAGGCGTAATTGCAGAACATATTTTCAGATTGAAAGCGCAGATACGCACGAAGTTATTTACATGACAATGGCTATTATGGCAGAAATGAAAAAGAAGGTCCCTAGGGACTTGAGCAAATGGCTCAGGGAAAGAAGGCTCGGTGAGGAGGAATGATAATCAATTTAACACCTCATGAAATAAACTTAGTTTCTCACGGCGAGAATGTAACGATACCAAAAGGAATATCAGTAGCAAGAGTGACTAATGCAAAATCGAGCGTTAAGCACATTAAGTACGATGGTCATTCAATACCAGTAGTTCAACTCACCGGCTCTAAAATCATAGTAAGAACTGGGCTTAGTGAAGAAGATTGGGATAATTTTGTTAAGTTTGAAGAAAAATTACATGGAGATTGTCTCTTCATAGTGAGCCACATTACTAGGATGTACATGTCGACTCATACAGACAAAGTCCTCACAATCAACTCAAACTTAACCGGTCTAATATCTCACGAAGGTGCGTACATGGAGATGAAAGAGTGATAATCGACACATACAGACCTGACCCCGAAGGTCCTGACCATATCTACAAGAGATGGCGAGACTCAGAGGGCGCTCTCATAGAAGAGCACATCTCTGACTTCAAGCCCTATTTTTGGATTAAAGAATCTACTCCACCTCGTGTTGTTAATCGCATACTAGGTCGCTACCCCGGTTCAGAAATAGACTGGAATGATACAGCAGTAGCACTGCGTACTGATGAAAAGTTAGTCAAAGTGTATGCGTTTAGAACTAGCGACATTAGGCAGATGTGCCATGAGTTCAGAGTGACTTGGGAGGGCGACTTTAGCCTAGCAGATAGGTACCTTATAGATGAGATAGAGGAGATGCCTCAATGGAAACCAAGGGTATGGCACTTCGATTTAGAATGGGACCCCAAGACTGACGAGACTACAGTTATGGCAGTAATCGACAATTACAACAACCGTAACATAGCATTTTGCTGGCAAGATAATGACCCAAAGGGACTAGCGAATAAGTGGGAGACAACAGAGCGTGAGGTTGAATATGAAGTCAACGAAGTTCCTGTTAAGTTCACTTATGAGCGGTACGAATATGGCTCAGAGAGGGAAATGCATCAGGCTTTTATGAACTATATGGATGAATGTAATCCTGACATATTCGTGGCACATGCAATAATGTGGGCGGACCTCCCGCATCTTATCAGGCGTTTGCCTGAGTTTAGGCAACTAAGTCCTCTAAACCGTGTACTGCGACCACCTAACAAATCTGACTCAAAGGGCTATGACTATGTGGCCCAACCGATTATAGGTAGGCTATGCTTTGACACAGCCGCCCCTATCAGAAGCGGTAGTGGATTTGAGCGCGTATGGAAAGATAGCGGTCAGCCTCAGTTGAAGAATAGAAAACTAGACACCATAGCCAAAGCCTGTAACATGGGAGGTAAGTTCGACATGGATGTATTCACTGGATGGGCCGAGCGCTTTGATGACTATGTCGACTACTGTATGCAAGATACAATTCTACTCAAACGAATAGATGAAGACAACCATGTTCTAAACTTCTTCTTATCCTTACAAAGATTATGCGGTGTACGCTTCTCTTCATGTCACAATGTAACGAGGTTCGCTCGTGGCCTACTTAGTAGACGCACTCACTTGAAAGCCCCGACTAAGTCTAATCAGGAGAAAAGGGAGTACGAAGGTGCATTCATACCTCCGCCCTCACCGGGTCGATACGAGAGTGTAGCCTGTGTAGATTACAAGGGGCTGTACCCCTCACTAATCCTCTCGCATAACCTCTGCTGGACTACACAAGTAAAAGGTGATGCCCGATGACTATACACACACTACCTGACGGCTCTCGTTGGGACCAATCTAAGAAGGGACTTTTGCCTCAGATTGTAGAGGAAATGTTTGAACTTCGTGATGAGTACAAGCAGAAGATGAAAGAAGCAACAGACCCTATAGAAAAGGCCGGTTGGAATACAATGCAACTTGCTACCAAGCGCGTCATGGCGAGTCTATATGGCTGCGTTGCGAGTCCTTATTGGGGATGGTGTGACTTTGACATAGCGAACGCTATTACTTCTTGTGGCAGAGAGGCTATCAAGTTTCTAATGGAGGAGTCCCAAGCACAGGGTTACGAAGCCTTGTACGGTCACACTGATTCAGCATTCGTAAGCGTACCATTTGATGAGGCACCGGCACTAGCCAAGCACTTGACTGAAAAAGCCCAAAGCACTCTGAACGCCAGTCATTTGGCTGTAGAGTTTGAAGCATACATGCCCTACTGGATTGTAGGCGGTAAGAACCTGTACTATGGTATATGCTCATGGCCTCCCGAAGACGAGGGTAAAGTCAAGAGCGCACGGTGGGGTAAAATCAGCACGCTGGCTCCCATTTCTAAAAACTTAGAGAATGATGTACTGTTGGCTATTTGTACAGGTGCAGACGAAGATACTGTGACTGATATAGTTAGACCATTAGCCAAAAGAATAGACAAGGGTACAGTCGAAATAGAAGAAGTCGCTGGCACCACTCGTATTCAAAAAGCACTCAATGCGTATGCCAAAAACGCAGGTGTGCCCGGAGTAAAGGGTGCAAGGTATTACAACGCACATATTGCTAAGAGTAGGACTGATTACTTCGGAGAGGGAGATAGTGTAAACTGGGTATATGTCACTAGTGTGCCCCAAGGCTTACCGCCCGCTGACATAGTCGCCTATAGAAACGAGGCTGATTTAGAAGGGTTTGAATTAGATTATGAAAAGATGGTCGACAAATTGGTTAAATCTAAAATGAAAAATATATTCAAAGCGATGAATTGGAACCTTGAGTTCGCATCAGGCGCTGCGAGACCTAAGAGGTATTGGTGATAAAATGAGTAGAATAGAAGATGATGTTTGTAAGAAGATTAAGGCCCGCTCAGAAGTAGGCAAAGAGAAGTATGGCGTGACTATGGAACAAGAGGTTCTATCTATACGCGAGTGGCTTGTACACCTACAAGAAGAGTTGATGGATGCAGCAGTGTATGTTGAGAAGTTATTGGGGATGGTAGAATGAATAAACCGACATCTGAAAGAGAATGTACTTGCGGGCGCGTAGTCAAGGCTGATAATTGGTACAGGATGGCAAGTGGTCGCCAAGCGTGGGGCTTTTGCAGCACCTGTGGGACATCTCATGCTTTTAATGAATGGAGGGATAGGAGATGAGTTTGTTTGGTCAAAAGCCGTTTATTCAAGAAGCAGATATGGATTATCCCAAGTGTTGCTTTGGGTGTGGATTACACCGACCATTGTTTACTATTTACGGGCAATGGACTTGGGACCTTTGTTATGATTGTAAAACTGAAATGCGTAATATAGGCATAGAGGAATGGTATATGTTCCATGGAAAAAACATATTGAAGGAGGAGAGCGAATGAGTGACCGTTCTCATTGGACTCCTCTTGATTGGGCGAGCCTTAGATACCATCCATCAATCACCTGCGCTTGTTGTAATGAGCGATTTGCAAAGAATATACCCAAGCCTGTAAAATTAAAGGAGGAAAGCGAATGAGTGATAGAGATTGGAGCGCATACGCCAAGTCCACATATCAGTGGGAGCCGGGACATAAGTTACACCTGCGTATGACAAAGTCTAGCCTAACCAGTGACTTTGACTACTGCCCTAAGTCGTATGAGTACAAGCGTATTCATAGATTACCTGAGCCAAGCACAGATGACATGACAAGAGGTACGAATGTTCACGATGCAATCGAACAGTATTACATCAACTTAGCACCTCTTATACAAAAAGCAGCAGCAGCCCTCCCTGAAAAACCAGCAAAAGCGATGGCAATTTTACAAGAGGCGTTACCGGTACCTGATGAGCCATACACACTAGGTGAAGAGCCTATTATTCAGAAAAGACTTGACTGGGACCTTGCTCGTCTACAATCAGATGGGGTGAAGAACTTCTTGCCTATTATCAATGAGTTAGAAGTACACGCCTACGCAGAGGAGACTATCGAGTTCAATGGTGAGGAAATTACAATTCCAATTCATTACGCTGGTTCGATTGACCGAGGTTTTAGGACAGATGAAGATACAATTGCGATTATGGAATTGAAGACCGGTAAGTTTGTACAGAAACTCAAGAAGGATAAATGGGAAACCGACCGCTACAAGGTACAATCTATGAGAACTGAGATGGCATTTTACAAGTATTTGCTTGAGAAAGCGAACCACAATTTACAGGATGTTACGCACTGGGGCTGGGTGTATCCAGCGGGTTCTACCAAGGTGCTAGATAAACTAGACAAATATGGTTATGAACAAAGGTCGATTGACAACATTACATACGAATCTTGCCTAGGTAGAAACGGCAACACCTACAAGAAGAAGATAATTAGAATGAGGGATGCACTGTTAACCGCGTATCTAACCAGTAACTTTCCACCAAAGGCGAGTGTAGGTAAATGTGCTTGGTGTAGTTTCAAGAGCATATGCCCCGAATGGGGTGGTAGTGATAATCCACAAGAATACTTAGAAAATTATGAGGAGGAGAAATAAATGAATAAAAATATGATGAAGAGAACTATAGAAACACTGATGACTGAAATTGTGAAAAGACCAGTTGTAGTAGACTTTGGGCACTTGGGCCAAGACAGACCCTACACGGTTGCTATACAGAAGAGCCTGTATGAGTTTGACCCCGAAGGTGGGCCTAAAGGACCTATGTACCTTAGTCTAAACAATAACCTGTTACAAGATACGGGTAAACTGACAAAGGTACTTGCTTCGTTCTGCCCTGACCATTCTCATGGTGAGTGATTCCATGAAAATAGTATTTGATTTCCCAAGGGAGGTAATGGAACTCAGTACTGAGAAAGGCAAAGGCTTTAGAAAAATAGTCCGTAACAGTGAAGATTTAGAGACATACTGGGCTGGTAAAAACGGCGTATCCAATGCGTATATGACAGTGTACGGGTATAGAGCGACACAGCAGCCTTACAACAAAAGAGTAGATTTGACTACACCGATTATACGACACTTCGTATTGGACTTTGATGCTAAGAACTTTAGAGACAGGAGGAGACCCGATGTGGAGATAGAAGTAGCGCTATCTCAGACTCTCAAATTACATCACTATCTACTGGATAGAAAGGTATCACATGCAGTTTGGTACAGCGGGGGCGGATTCCATGTATGGGTACAGTTAGACAAAGCATATACTCCCGGTAGCGGAGGTCACTTGTCTTCTATCCAAGAAGCAGGTATGCAGTTAGTGAATGACTGGATTAAAGATTTAGATTTGTTTTGCTCAGACCCCGCAGTGCCTTTCAATACCAGTGGCATGATTCGTATTCCTAACTCCTATAATGCCAAGCGCGGCTATTGGAGTATACCCCTCAACACAAATGACATGGAGAGGGGAATAGAACACATTATGGAAATAGCAGAGCAACCGAAGGCGGGGCTTATGTCATATGGAGAATCAGGTATAGCACTGGATGTGAAAAAGCCTAGCGAGCGCACTCAGATTTTTGACCCAGCCGCCAAGCCTCTTGACCTAGATACTGTCTCGATGGATGGTATAATCATATTACCCTGCTTGAACTCTGCCGCTTGTCAGGTCGGTAGTAACCCTAGCCATGACGCTCGTGTACAGTTAGTCAAGTACTTATCACAGCGCCTTAGAAACTTCAACAAAACGAATCAAATATCTGCCGAAGATATAGAAAAACACAGTGATATGATTGTAGATTACATACGCTCTTTGCAATGGGCTGACTTTGACGAAGGTACTACTCGTTATCAAGTTGGTACAATTGTAGGTACAGACTACCCTCAGACATGTAAAATGTTATGGAGTAAAGGTCTCTGCCTTGGAAAGTGCCGTTACTGGGACAAGACGGGGGCGATAATTTGAAGCAACACTCATTTCATGGCGCTGAGTGCGCCATATGCAAAAAGGGCATCAAAGTGAACAATAGGACCAAGCGCAGCATATGCTTTCAATGTAACAACAAATACCCGCCGCCTCAAGAATACAGGTGTAAAGGGATTAATGCTAAAGGTGAACAGTGCGGCCAATGGGCTAAAGTTGAACTCGATTGGTGCGGCCTCCATATACCAAAGGAGGGTAATAAATGAAAGACAATGTGTGGGTACAGACCGCAGAGGCTATACTAATAATAGCCATTCTACTACCTATTGTAGTGGTACTATACCCTATTTACTGGTTAAAAGAGAAGGTGTTTGGATGAAGATACCTAACCTAATCATAGACTCTAACGAGCGGGGGCCTCTACGAGACTCTGTCATCCGTTTGTCTGAAAAACAAGGCTTTGCAGTTAGTCAAGAGCATTTACAAGGACTAGGCGATTACAAGGTAGGCGCGGGTCATGTTGAGTGCAAGAGCCTAAGTGACTTTTTCCAGTCAAGTCACAGTGGTCATCTTATGAGACAAATGGAAAACCTTGACTCTAATTGCGAGCGAGTTTTCCTAGTGGTACACGGCGACCTCGCTAAGTATGTAGCCATGAGTAAAAAACAAGGTCGCAACATTTCCTATTCCAAAGTAATGAATGAACTACTAGGTACATTCGCAAGAATCATGGCAGACTTCGATTGCCATATCTATAGAGCGAAGGACCACTCAGAAGCGGGTATGTTCATCACTAAGTTACATTCCAAACTACACAAGCCCGCAAGTAGGCACGGTGCAAGGGCAGTTACTCGTGTAAGTACAAACGATGTCCGAGCAGACATGCTTTTAACGGTGCCCGGATTCGGACCTGAGTTAGTCGAGCGGACACTTGAGAAATGCGGGTCGATAGAAGAGATGTTATTCCAAGAATCACTAAAGCAAGTAAAGGGTATGGGGGCTACATTGAGGAAAAGATTACTAGATGTACTGACATCAGAAGAGCCGGTTAAGATTCAGAGGAAATACAATAAGAGAGGGAATTACAATGATGGAACATAGAGCAGATAACTACGAATGCGTGCATAGATACCCAATTCTAAAGGGTTACTTAGAACACTTTAACCAAGTGTCAAAAAATAATGAAATACCGGGGCTACTGTCCTTCTTTTTCATACAAGGTCAGGCGGCCATACCTTATGTCCGCATCCCTGTGGGTGGTAGTAACCTTGACCCTCGTGTGAGTATGTTTTGGATTCAAGGTACTCGTACCGGTAAATCAGCAGCATACCAAGTGATAGAGCAGGTACTGAAAGGCGCTGGCTTACAGTCCACTGACTATGCGTCGGGTAACGATGCTGCACTTGTCGGTACGCTTGTAGACGACCCCGAATCAGAAGATAGGAGAAACCCTGACCAAATAGTAAGAGCAGGTCTACTGGCAGGTAGAAAGGGACTTAACTTTGACGAAGGGTCCATTTTGCTGAAAACCGGCCAGCACAATGAGAATACAACACTGTTCCTTCAAACGGCGCTGAACTCATCAGGTACAGGTCGTAACATACTGGTCAAACACATGGCTAGAGACACATTTGAAATCAAATCCGAAGTATCTCTTTGGATTACCACATACCCGCCTAACGGTATCAAAGAGCATGTACTTGACAAAGGTATTTTCCAAAGAGTACTGACCTACTGGCGACATTGGACTCTTGAAATGAAAAGAGAAATCGCCCACGAATTAGCAGACGCTGTGCACAGTAAGCCCGACTTCACTATGTCATTTGAAAAGGTCATAGAACATTTCATCAACATTCAGAAGAACCTCAAGCAGAGGGTATTCAAGTTGACTGGATTGAACGATATGGAGTGGAATGACATGAATGAAGAAGACCAAGACTCTACGGTTTTGGCAATAATGGATGATTTGTTCACAGTACACCCCTCTTTCCACCCAGCGCTACACTTGGCAATAGACGACTACTATGATTCAATAGAAGACATGGACCCGCAAAAACAAGGCGTATGTGCTTCTTTCATCATGGGTCTACAGAATTACACAAATGTATTGGCGCATCACATGGCTATGATAGAAGGCGTTTGGGTAGTCACTGGTGAACATGTAGACATGGCTAAGGAAATCCTTTACGACCTATATCAGAACTTGATACACTGGCTAGAATCAGAAGTGAAAGTCGGTATGGTTGGTAAGGAAAAGCAGAAATTAGAAGGTGCTTGGAAAGAGGCATTCAAGCGATGTGAAAAGTTTGACTTTGACGATAACAGAGGAGTAGGCTGGGTCAGAAAGAGTTCGATGATGAAGCAATTCGGAGTCATTGCTAACTTGAGTTCAGATAGCGCTATCAACAACAAGTACAATTCATTCGGTGCCAAGGTGTTTGAAGAGACAAACGAAGGCGTCAGAAAATACGCTAGACTAAGGGCTGATTACAGAGACAATAAGAAAGCGTGATAGGTGTCTACTTACTGGGAATACAATAGAGGGATGATATGAATAAGATGCTGGCACTTGATATAGAGACTGCAAATTACTCTCATGAAATAGGAGGCTGGGGTCAAACTCACTTGTTTGAACCTAGCGTAGTCGCTACATGGGATGGTAACGAGGGTGTAGTTTACGCGAATGAAAATGTAGAAAAATATCTACCCGAAGGTACTATCATCAAGTCACTCCATCCTAAAACACTCGGAGAGGACCTTGCCAAGCATGTATCTGATGGAGGAATGGTACTCGGTCATAACTTGAAAATGTTTGACCTACCTATACTCCGAGACGCTTTGGATTGCTGGACTGCAAGAGACATTATGAACAAATCAGCCGAGCAAGTTTTTGACACATCTGCTTTGCTCAAAGGTATAGTCGGTCACGCTGTCCCATTGTCAGATGCCTGTTACCATACTCTTGGTAAAGGTAAACTCATGACTAGTCACGACGCCCCAATAGAGTGGAGAAAGGGTAATCACAGCAAAGTTGCTGAGTATTGCCTCAAAGATGCGGAATTAGTTTATGAACTATGGCGTCACGGCGTAGACGAGGGACTCATAAAAGCCCGGTGCAGGTCATCGGGCGAAGTCAAAGAATACGAAGTAGATTGGTGATTCAAATAACAAAAAGAGAGGGAAATATATGCAAGATAATGATACGAGCGCAAGTGCAGTAGTGCACAATATAAGAGCAGCGAAACGAACAGTTGACACCGTGAAAACAACCCTTGGTCCTATGGGAATGGATAAGATGATGGTTGACGGAGGTGGCAATGTCATTGTAACAAATGACGGGGCTACTATCCTACAGCAATTAGACATCGGCCACCCAGCGGCCAAGATGGTGGTAGAGGCCGCTAACACTCAAGAGAATATGTGTTATGACGGTACGACAAGTACAGTCGTATTAGCAGGGGAATTGCTAGGAAATAGCGAACTTCTGTTCAACAAGGGTCTACACGCTAATGTGATATGCAGAGGTTATAGAAAGGCCAGTAGATGGGCTATTGAGCACCTTGAATCACTAAAAGTGAAGTCCAAGGATAACCTACTACATGTGGCGACCACTTCAATTACAGGCAAAGCGCTGGAATCTAGTATGCATCATGTAGGTGAACTGTGCGTCGACGCTGTCGAGAATGCCAAGGGTGACTACGAGCGAATCCGTGTACTATGTCAGCCGGGAGGAGCGCTGGATGACTCTTCTTGCTTTTCAGGTGTAGTGCTACACAAGGAGTTCATGTTACCCGCAATGCCGCTCAAGCCTAACGGCGATACTATCCTAATCAACACCGGTATGAGCGACATTAAGTCCGATGATAATGTACAGTTAAACTTAGGCTCTGCTGCCGAATATCAGCAATATAAGCGACAATCTTCAAGGGATAACTGGGTCGACAAGGCACAGCAAATCGCCTCACTTTTACCCAAAGGTGGAACTGTACTCGTTAGAGACAGTGTAAATGAGGTAATTGCTGCTACTCTTGCTAAACAAGGTATTTCTGTAGTACAGCGTATCCCTCAAAGCGACATGACTGCTCTATGTAAACTACTGGGTGCTACTATCGCACATACCCCCGATGACTTGATTGAAGCAGTAGATGCAGACATCGAATGTACCACTATTGGTGACATGAAGTACATTGTAGTAAAGGGCGCTGGAGAGGTAACCACGCTCATTCTAAGAGGTGCTACTAAGCAGACATTGGATGAAACCGAGCGTGGATTTGAAGACGCATTGGGAGTAGTTTGCCTCGCTTATCAGACCAAGGGAGTGGTACCCGGCGGAGGCTCTTCATATCAGAACATTGCACTTCATTTGCGCTCTCGTGCAGCAGAAGCGGGCGGTCGTGAACAGATGGCAATTGATGCATTTGCCGACTCACTGGAGTCTATACCCGCTACTATCGCAGAGAATGCCGGTCACGATGCATTAGACACTGTATTGATGCTAAGGAATGAACATCAGCAAGGTAACTCTGATGCAGGTCCTGATATTGAGAATGGCGGCGCTTGCTCTATGTCTAAGGCGAATGTATGGGAGCCGCTGGCTCTTGTTCGTCAGGCTATACAATCTGCTAGTGAAGTTACAATCAGTATCCTACGAATAGATGACATAATCGGCAAGAAGAGTGAATGATTACAACTTCTTAGCCATTTCCCTGAGATATTGGGATAATCTACCGTTAGCCCGTTTAGCAACCCTTTTGCTCTTACGCTTGCGTAAACCCAGTAAACCTAATTGGCCGTGAAATCGTAGGTAACCGCAATGAGAGCACTCGTGCAGTACAGCGGTTTCTCCTGAAATATATCTCCCTGAAATTGAGCGAGGCAGTGCAACTTTAGTGCAACTTTCACACTTTTGCTTGAGCATGTCAATGAGTCTACCCATCAACTACTCACCGTGTTTAAGTTCACTTTATGCCAATCTGCACCATCGTACACGAACTTGCCGCATTCTCCATTAGCGACATCTTGGTTAATCTTAGTGTTAGTACTATGCCCTCCACTCGTAGAATCGAAGTGGAGAGTATGCGCCCCAGCCTTATGGTAAATCTCGACAGTATGACCTGCTGGGAATGTACCAGTTGGATTGAGTTTGCGAGCAGCGTCAGTAGTAATAATCCAAATGTTAGGCTCATCGAACTTGAATGTAACATCTGCTCCTGACATTGTTAGTACTTTTACTTCATCAGGCCCTAGTCTATGGGTATGCATGGCCTTAGTGCCCCCTAGAGTACGAGAGGCGGCGTAATAGAGCATAGAATGAGAATCAGGCGTATGGCTCTGCCAAACTGCGCCAAACTCACTATTAGTCAAATCTCCACCTTCATTACTAGCATAAAGTGCATTCAAATCAGTGTGTAACCTCACTGCATTAGCAGCCGTATGAAAACTAGTACCGGTGGTTATTCCACCCTTTGTCATGTGCTGTATATACATGGGGCTATTTCTGATAAACACACGCCTGTCATGCAAAACAGGAGTGTCATTGAGTGCGTCTATTAAGTTACCAGCGGTTTGGTCTAAACTGTACCTAAGTATACCCAATACAATAGATTGGTGATTGCTACGAGTATTGTCTATCGAAGGGTCAGCGAGGAAACTAGACGGGATTAGGGGAGTACCTACAGCGGGCGCTACAGGTGTACCAACTTCGTATCTAATCCTACCAGTTAGGGTATCGTCGGAGCATATGTAAACTACGACATAGACATCGCTTGCTGCGGTGGGTACCGCCGGTAATTCGCCATTGAAATTAGCAGTACCAGTGGTACCTACAACTATCGCTTGGCTTGAACCCGGACCACCTGCGAACTTGTACAGAACTCCATCTAATACGCACCATCCACCGTGTATTGTCAGCGCACCCGAAGCACCTACTTCGATGTAACCCGGAGTACTTGCGACTAGGCTATTTCTAAGACTAGTCCCAATAGCGGTGTCAGACATACGGATTATACCATTACCATGTAGACCTTCGTATAAGTTAGTCAAACTTGGAGAAGACAAGCCATCTCCGTCTCTTAGTCCTTCGGCACTAGTGCCCATTCCGGTTGCGTTTGTATGCCCTGCTATAGGATTCGTCATGCGTTCACCTCAATAATTGCTGAGAAAATAACTTCATTGTCGTTAGTCTTAGTAATTGAGTCGTATGTATACCTAAGTAAAGCGGTAGTATCGGTGGCATCGCTTGGATTCTTATACTGCACAACTACTTCCCTCAAAGGACTCGTAAAAGAACTATCTAATGACAATTTGGCTTCAATTGCCAAACTATGGTCGTCAATTACCTTAACTGTGGGCGTAACAACGATTGCTGGCTGCGATGCGCCCGTATCGTCTTGGCTGGCAAGATTGCCACCGAATCCGAATATAACTTCGTTAATTCTACCTTTTAGCGTGTCTATCATGTATCTAGTTCCTTGGTTTAATAATGGCATATCAGCCTCTCCTTCTACTTGAGTATGTTCCTTTGTTCAGCCCTATAGTTAAGTGGTTATTGTAAGATTCGGGCAAACTATCTATGGATATTTGGAATAACTCTTCATTATCCTTGACTAAATCAGGTGATTTTTTAGTAATTACGACTTGGTTAGCACTAGCAGAACTGAGTTTACCTAACAAGTTACCATTGGACCTGTAGACAAAGGCATCTGCCTTACCTGCGCTAATTATACTTGATGTGAATATATCGTCAGCATCCGTACCATCAGTTGCAAATGTAGTAGTATTAACTGCATAACCTCCTCCGTTGTTAATCAAAATACCTGTACTTTTCAAATGCCTACCGCCGTGTATGGTAGATTTACTAGGTATACCTATTGCCATACCTTTTGTTGGATTCCTGATACTGCGCTCTTCTACTTGCCAAGACACCTTGATATTGAAACCAAACGATGTAAAGAAGTCTTCTTTGCCAAATTGTCGGTTACGCTCTTCGTTATCCTTTGTACTAGAACTGATGTCTACTTCTTGGAATCTTTGTAAAATATCCTCTAAAGAGCCATCTACTGAGTTGATATTGATTTCAGACTTAGCGTTTATCAAGTCGTGTTTAGTAGAAAGTACTACTTGTCTTTGTGAATCGGTCAATGTGTCGTATGAAATCACATCTCCGGGCTGAACATTAGAAGCGTGAACTACTCCCATCAATTTTTCACCACCAGTCGCTCTTTTAGACATAGAAAGCACCCTACGACCGATATTTCTAGCACTTGCTTTGGTAACAGCAGTAGGTGCGTATATACCGCCCGGTATTTCATTGACACCATCTACTTGAGGGCCTAAGTCATCTATTTGTACCGTATTGTCATCGTTATTAGCCCTTGATTTGCCCCTTACTATGACACGATTAGGTGTGTTTTTACTGGCATTTTTAACAGAGCCTTCTGTCACCATAGATTGGGTAACATAGTGCTCCCTGTTGTGCTTCTTTTGGTGAGAATAATGCAAGTTTCCAAACTGGTCGGTAGTAGTGTTATACCCGTCGTGTTTAGACAAGAACCTCATAGCAGTTATGCCATCTACGCCGTAGAAATCCTGTGCTACGAATGTGCCACTTGGGTTATTTATGCTCAATCCGTTGAGCGAGTTGGTAGTACCCTTGGCAAGCCTAGCAACGAGGTCAGTTGTACGCAATCCGACATTGACTTTCTGACCTATGTGAACCGTTTTGCTAGTAAATCCAACCTGTTTCAATTCTTTACCTTTCATATTACCAATTCGATAACGAGTACCGTCGGTGGCACTCAACACATCGTCTAACTCGGTTTGAGGTGAAACTAATGCCGAGACAACAAGTGACTGTGAAGGGTCATCTCCGCCGATTAACAAAGGAGGCAAGGTGTAACGATTGAGTGAAACTTCGTCGCTATCAAAGAATATACTACCCGTATACTTATGACCGTCGCTTACCTTATGAGTCAAACGGATAGTATCTTCTTCTTCTACAAGTGTGTACTTACGGTCATGCGTCGGTACAAAGTCCGTTGCAGTGGGTGCTTTTACAGAAAACCCACTTTGTACCTTGTTATATTCAGCATGGCGCATACCGTTATCCACAAACTTAGGCTTACGCACGCGCTTCATGACGGGTGTTTGGCTCGCATTGGAACGACCAGTGATTGTGTTCTTACCTAGTGCCATACTCACTCTCCCCTTAACATACCAATGGCCTTGTTGTATCTCCGAGCGAGACTCTCATGTGGTTGCCTCTTTAGATTAGCATGTAAGTCGGCCAATTTCACTTGCCTTGCTTCGGGGTGTTCGTTGGCTCGTTGAATGAAATCAAAGTATTGTTCTCCTTCACGACGAGTCAAAGCATCAATTGCTGAGCCTACTTCGGGACCAAAGCGTTCATGGATTTCGTCTAAACTCACTCCCGTATCTTCTACCACATCATGTAAGTAAGCGATGCGCTGTAGGTACGGGTCAGTGAAACCACTGGCAACATCCTCTACATGCGTCATGTAAGGTTGGTCTCCGTATAGTTGGTCACCGTGTGCTTGAGTAGCAAACTCGCGGGCTTCTTGGGGCATTTTCAGAATCCTCCAAGCCTTATCCATTGGTGTCATGCCACTCACTCCCCGCTATGGTCTCCTGTATTATAAGATGCATCACCGTCACTACCCTTTGGATGCAATGTTTGACTGTACCTTGGCTGTACGCTGTAATCGCCTTCTTCATCATCAGGTGATTTACGACTTGCATCTGCTCTAAAGTGTTCAAGTGTATTTTCAGTCATAACTACTCTCGCCACAGGTGAGCGTATGTCAGCCTTGTTATATCCTGTTACATCTACACCCTGAATCTTAGGACCTTGGCTTGTAGGTACAGTTGTACTGGAAGTAGGGGTAATTGAGTAAACAGGTGCATACGGCGGGCTACTCGGAGTACCCGTTAACGCACCCGGAGCATCACTTGTGAATAGCCCGTATTTACCTCCGGCTGTCGCTCTGTAAAAGTTAGAGCCGCCCTGTATAGTGTCATCCCCGTCAGTATCGTCAGCACTTATCACAGGCGCTGGTCTGAATAGTTGTACATGCTTGTTATCCAGCACTTGAGCAGGGCGATAAAGGAAATCAATTGTAGAATCAGTAGCATTTGTATTTTGGAGAGTAGAGTCGTGGGCGGCGTTTTGATAAGGATTAGATGATGAAGAGGCCCCTGCTTGCCCCCAGCCCTTGACATCAAGTACACCTGCGTATCTGCTCCATTCCATAGCATATGTACCGCCCAAAGGCCAATAGGCATGCGCGTTGGAAATCCTAGTTATACCTGCCTTTGGATTAGATGAAAAGTTAAGGGCAGTTAAGTCAAAGTCAGTCAAAGTTCTACTTGCACCATCCATAGCCCCTCTTACGGTAGTTCTCTGACCTATTTCCCTGTCAGTGTGTAAACTCACAGCCTCAGTTGACATAATTACATACTCTCTACTAACGCCTTCGTTCAGTTCTCCTATTGTATCTACATCAAGTCCTATTCTAACATCGTCTCTGCCAACAGGCTCGGCCAAACGAGTATCAGCAGTGATAGTTTCAGTACCTTCTGCAACAGAAGCGCTTGGCTTGAGCAACCCATCTTCGCTAGCGACATCTAATCTAGCACTGATTCCTCTTTCAATCTCACCTGACTGCAAAGCCAAGTTACTTGGCCTCACCAAACCTTGGCCGAAGGCTGGCTCTGCTGTGCTATGAGACAATACTAGTCCGGTAGCCTCATGTGTTTCGCTGACATCCATTAGCATACTTTCATTGAATACTGTAGGCCAGCGGACCCCTCTACCATCTCCTCTGTCACCTACTCTGAGAGCGCTGGCTGGGTTGAACCAATCCGCTACTCCCATGTTACTAGCGTCATTATTAGCGGTGTTAGCATTTCCACTTTGACGGTCGTTACCATCCCCTCCAAACAACGCATTAGCAGCAGGTCGGTGAGCGATATTAGTATCTGTATAAGCGTCTTCGGGGTCCCAAGCAGGGCGTATACCAAACCCTCTTACAGGGAAGCGCCTGACATCTTCTCCACGAGTATTGCCCCACCAGTCGACCATATAGTAGCGATGAGCATTAGCCAATTCGGATATATCTTTACCGGCATTGTCACCCGGATATTCTCTTCTGACAGTAGATGCATTTCTGATAGTTCTAACAGCACAGCCAAACGGTTGAGTCATTCTGCGACCATCGCTGTACCTTACTTGGCGACCAATTTGGTCTTGGTTGAGTAATGCACTAACTTGTGTTAACCTTTCCAAGATGCCGACATAAGAAGCGACAAAACTGACATCGCCCAAAGCAGTATCGCTACCTACATAGTCCCAGCCGTTAGTCTTGTTATCTTGCTGTATAAGCGGGCCGTGATAATAGCCTAGTAGAGCGTTAGAATTAGCGACTTCTAACCAACCTCGGACATATTGCCCCCATCGTGGTCTATTATACGCCTGTCTAACTCCGAATCTATAACCAAAGCAATGGTTACGAGCATAAGGTGAAGCCACAGTAGCCTCATTGTATGTGCGGGTTCTGATACCTGTATTGTCATCAAATGTACCACAGTCCATACCGTATGTCTCCCCGCCCCAACCAATCAAAGAATCTCCATATGCCTCTAATCGACTGACTGCTCCTCCTCCATGAGAGCCGCCCGGCCAAAAGCCAGCGAAGTTATATTTTTCACTAAGATAGAGTGCTTCGTTGTTTGTCAAAACCACTAATGTTCCGCCACCAAATGTGACTCCGTATGGAGCACTGCCGTCAACAGCCGTAAGTACACCGACTAAGATTCCAGCGGAATTGTATACGCTATCACCTACTTGGAACTTAGTAGTAGGGTCAACTGCGTCTACAGGAATAGCGCTAGTAGTGTTAACGCTGTAGGTATTACTGGCACCTGACGGGTGATTAATCAAAACACCACTACTTTCTGTACTACTTTCTACTCCACCTTGGTGTTTCAGATTAGTATCGAGGTCAATGACTGCGGCTGTATGAACTATGCCGTCAGCAGCGTTTGTAGGACTGGTGCCCCCTCCGGGTGGCGCTATCCAACTCATAGCGAATCCAAATGGACCTTTGCTCGCTACATAATTGAAATCTTGATAATGAATTGTCTCAAAGTGCTCAGGTAGCATATTGTAAGGCTTCTTATCCAAAGGTGTATCTGCTGCTCCAGCCTTGGTATAGAAATTACGAGTACCACCGTCAGCAGTGTCACTATACCAAGTGAATGGTCTGCCGAGATTCGGATGCCACATGCATAAATATGCATCAGGTACATGTAGGCTGTTTGTATCTCTACTGCCGTTAGATATTTGAGGCAAAGCCCTTGTAATTATACTAGATAACGAATTAGTGAATACTTTGTCAGAGGAATGGTTGTCATAAGGTCTAGTCAGTTTTATGATAGTGCCTGTTGCAATGTTAGCCCAAAACTCACCACTACCGCTGACAGTTGAGAATGTAACAGATGCACCTAATGTTGCATAAGCAAGAGTACCTGTTCTGTTTCCATAAGTAGCAGTGTACCGTACACCATCTTTGGTGTATTCTAACTTTTCACCATAATAAGGTACTACTGGGAATAAAGAGTTATCATCGACTGTTATTGTAGAGGAGCCGTTGTTAGATATTACTACACAAGTAGGATTTAGACTTCTGTTGCGCTTATGGACTTCGTAAATGTCTAGGAAAGAAGTTGGATAACCACCTAGGGTTAACTGTGCGCCTACGCAACCGTATGATGCTCTGCAAAGTTCGTAGTAATTATCAGGCTTATGCCATTCTAGGTGTCTAAACTTGTCAGCACCACTTGCACCTGCTCCATCTTTGTGCAATATACCCCACCAAGGTACAGTAAGTGTATATCCGGGCGTAGCACTGCTAAACATACCCGGTCTGTAAGGTAGGCTTCTACGAGTAAGCGAAGGTGAACTAGTCTCTTGAACTCCAAGTGGGTTGTAAAGTGCCAAAGTAGGTAAATTAGTGAAATGGCTACCCGAATCAGGTTCAATGTCAAGTATAACTTCGTTTATTATTACTTCACAACCTCTGACATCTGCCATTATTGCATCTGCTAAAATCAGACTGTATGCGCCGTTTGTGTCAACATCTTGCTCAATGGCAATTACAGTATTCACTTGCTGCCCTGTTAATTCTACAACTTTAGTGCCGCTTTCAGAAGGTGCTTTGTTCTCAGTACTATGGTTTAAGTGGAAACCTTTGATTTGCTGAGCAAATACATTCGGCTGTATCACAATCTGATAGGCCCCGACCTCCATAGGGTCAGGGAAATGGTTGTTGAGAGTATAAGTCCCACCTGCTTCTAATACAAGTTCGTGCCCACCTGCTGCGTTAGTAGTACCAGCAGCACCTAGAGACGCAGCAACTCCGTAACCTTCGTATTTGATTTTAGTCTCAGTCAATAGAGTGAATGCCCCGCCGTGTATATCAGATGGTGAGAATGCAGCGGTTGGACCGGAGAAGTAAATGTAAGGGTCACGGCCCGATTCATGAGTGGTGGATGTAGCAGTTGTACTGGTTCTAGTACCTTCGTTGGTACCAATGAGGCTGTCAATCAAAGGTGCATTGTTAGAAGTTCTACAACTTTGGTTTAACTCGTACAAGCGTTGGTAGGCCGGGTGAGCATAATGTCCGGGCATGAGTGCCATTGTCGGGCTAATGTAATGGTGACCCATACGAGGTATAGGCATAGGTGTCATCTTAGGAGTCATTATGTGATTATAAGGTATAGAAGGATTAGTAGTCGCACCTGTATTCGCAGGTAAAGCAGCATATAGCGCGTACCAATCAATTATCTTCATATCAGGACTAGCACCGCTGTACTCACTATGGTCCCTTAGTCGTCTTGCGCCAAAGAACCTAGTGCTACCCGCTGGCATATAGTAAGAAGGTACTATTTTCAGCAATGTACCCTCTGATATTTCCTTTTCTACAAATGTAGTAAAGTCAGGGCTATACACGACGCCTGTAAACTTACCACTACCTATACCTGTATAAGAAACCAATACTCCTTCGTTAGTGGTATCATTGTACACTCTTAGGAAATATCTACCACCGCTTAATTCACTACTGTCAGTCCACACACCTGTTTCAGGTGTAGCACTTACTGTTATTTCTGTACCACTATGACTTTGGTAATTTAACAACTGCGATGTCTCACGGTTAGTCATAGATACACCCATACGGGTGACATGGAAATACAAGTTTCTATCATGAGGCTCGTATGCTGTCTTAAGAGGAGAATTACTAGTATGGTCTTGCCACCCTTCTACAGTTGAAGCCGGGAACTTCAAGCGATTATCGCTCTTGGCCAAAGATACATCTACTCCGTCTTGACTTAAATGCTCCCAGCCGTTATTTTCCCAAGTAGGCCATAGTCTAGGACCTGAATACTTGTTATCGAACATGTCAGTAATATGCTGCACAGGCTGTGACGGGTGCTGTAGACCTCCTGAGCCTATAGTTTCACTTTGATACGCTTGTATACGGTCGAATCCGGGCCTAACGATAATGTTACCCGGTATTTCATCAGGGTTAGGTAATCTGATTTTCATATTAGGTGAAACACCTGTACCAGCAAGTGCAGGTGCCAGCCCCTCTATTTCCCTGTCACTTACATGTCTGAAATCCATGATAACGGTACCTAGAGGAGAGCCACCCTCAAGTCGGTGCTCTTGACCAGTATCGTCTATCACCATCATGCTTTGGAATTGCTTTTCCTCATTTGGTAACATTAGTGCGTTGCGGATTTCCATAGGGTGCTGCTCTGCTAATTGAGGGTGGGATAGTTCTTGGGCCTGTATGATTGGAAACATCGCTGCGTTAGTTGATTCAAAACTAAACCTAACATTACCAAGTACTTTTTCACCTTCAAGTAAGTATTGCCCAGTAGAGGCTTTTCTCCTAACCCAAGGTATAGCACCGAGTCCTCTTGCATTAGCGGCTGGCATAGTTAGACTACCGCCATCCATTCGTTTCCAAACCACATGTTCTGCTGAGAAATTACGAGCAGCAGAGCGAGTATTGTAATAGCCGAATAATCCATTATGCGGCATAGCAGTGCTCGACGCACCGGGGTTCAAGTAATCATCACTACCACTTACCCCTATACATTCTTTGCCATAAGTACCAAAGTCTTCATGGAAATTAGAGCCTTTAACAACGCTCTCATCCCAAAATAAATCACCAGTAGGATTTAGACAGGCGTTGGCTTGTACCATTTTGCCCGACGCTATTGTATCGTGCCACTTATTGGCTGCTACGGCTGCGCTAGTGGCGGGATAATCCCCTGCAACAGTTGGTCTCACAAAGTCCGAATGCACTTGTGCTTCTACACGAGGACCACCAGTTGCAGGGCCTAAGTAACGAGATTTGTTGTGAACTTTAGAAGTGTCCCATTGTATTGTACCTGCATTGATAATGTTACTAGTCTCCTTCGTCATCAACCAGTCACCTGCACAAGTTACTCCGTCTCTGTCAGCCTTAGCGATAAGAGGCAATTCACTTTCGTGAGTAATCGCAATCAAGTGTCGAGAAGACAAGCCGTTTACGCAATAATCTGAAAATGTAGCAGTAGCAGTATCACCTGTTCCGACTGGAGATGATGCCGCTAAACAAGTTTCAGCAGCACCGTATGGATTGAAACCAAGGGATGGGTGCCAAGCACCTAATCCAGCAGGGTAAACACCTGAGCCGACTTGTGTACCTGTATAGGAGTTCATGTAAGAGTAGGCTTCTCCAGCCCAGCCTACTGCTCCTACAGGCTTGGTACGGTCTATTGCATCAATTAACCCATTGTAGTGAACTTGGGTAATATGGTCTCTTGTTGTAACCGTGTTATCATTATTCAATCGGTGTGTACCGGATTTAGCCCAAACATACGCCTTGAAATCACTGGTGGCGGTAACTTCTCTATCATTGGTAGGATTGATGAAAGAAGTACTTTTTGCACAGTCTACTAGAAGTATTCTTGCAGCACCGTCACCACCTGCCGGTATCACCAACTCTCCGGGCTGATAACCTGAACCGGCGGTAGCAATACTAATTCCAGTTATTTCACCGGAGCCTCCGACTGTGAGAGCCAGCGTTAGCCCAGTACCACTACCGCCGCTTGTAGAAACAGTTGCTGCACTATAACCTGCACCGGGCACTGCGACAGCAGCCACTGACGGTACGGTTGAGTTAACACTTTTTCCTAAAAAGATTGAGCCAGTATTCCCATTAAACCCGGCAATCGTAAGGTTTGCGACATCTTCTGTAATCGTAGTATTGCCTGAAATACCAGCAACTGCGTTGGTTAAAGTAAAAATACTCGTACTTGTTTCAGTTACTGTAATTTTACCAGCATGCCCGTTAGCGTGCTCTATTGCAGCCTTGATTTGCTCCAAATACTGATGCTGAGTAGCACTTGAAAAGTTGATACCAACCGCTATGCCTCCTGTTAGACTATCTCCGGCTGTACCTGCACCTGTGTCTGAATTAGAAACTAATACTGTTCCAGTAGCAACCCCTCCAGCGTTAGTATCTGTCAATACATATACTCTTACCGTGCCATCTGCTGCGGTAATAGTCACCTTTTGTTTCTCAGTCATACCGTGTGCGCTACCTTGAGCCGCAACCGTAAGTGTAGCAGTAGTAGTTATGTCAGTATAAGGTGCATATCCAGCGGTATTGCCGTCACTAATGCGAATCCAACCATATTTAGGTAAAGTTTCAAGGGATGCATTGTTAGTGACAACCAGTTTATTCGCTGGCTCAAAAGAAGCAATATCCAACTGTACCCAGCCGTACCTATCTTGTTTGTGAGCATTCTGCATTGAAGGCAAAAAGGTACCACCTATTGCCTTGAGTGGGTCTTTACCGGGGAATGTGTTGATAGACGCACTGATGACTGCTCCTAATTCTTCTGCGTTTTGTACACGAGTAGCGTCTATCAATACTACATTGTCATCATTCGCTTGATTATCAGGTGAACCTCCATACTGAGTTAAATATGCTTTAGCCAAAAGTCCACAAGGTCTGAAAGCAGATACATTATGCTTATTGGTACCACCTGTAGCAAGTCTACCACCTTCTACAGCGTGTTTAGGATTTATGTTAACATGGTTATCAAGGAAATGTCCGCCGGGATGATAGCCTCCATCCATGTGCCAAATTACAGAAGACTTCTTTGTAGCAGGGTGACTACTTGATTCAAGAGCGTTACCACTTGAGTCAGTAAATATATGACTAAATGGATGAGCGCTTGGTGGTAACGCTACTCCAAATGTAAAGGGAGAGCCTTCGTAATAAAATGCCCTATCGTAAGTTTGTGCAAATGTAGTACTACCACTTACAGCAACGCTTGGGAATCCTTTAGTAGGCTCCCAGTTCATATCGTAATTAAAGGCTGAAAGTTTATTGATTTGGAAAAATGTAGTTCTAGGTAAATGTCCGATAACGGCACCACTAGCATGGTTTATCAAACCGGCAACGGTGCTATCTCCATTAGTCAATGAGTTAGGTAAAAATGTTTCAAGACTGACAGTGCTACCATCAGTATAAATTGGCACTGCACTGTAACCATTACCGCTCGTAACTATATTGGCACCCTGTGGCTCAAAAGCAGCAGAATTGTGCGGGAATGCTTGGCCGGGACCAAATACCATGTAGATAGTTTGGTCAGCAGTATTACCCGTAGCACTATATCTAGCGTGAGGGTGAGCAAATCTAAGTACAATTGGACTAGGTAAATTAGCGTGGACTGCGTTGCTACCATCTGTATAAGTAAGTCCAGTGAACTTAGTATTAGCACCCTTCGCCATGTCAAATGGTAATAGGCTATCTTGATTAAACAAAGGAGGATTATTTTTACCTTTATGGTCGTCTAAGTAAGGTGTACCGGGAAACATAGCCAGCATAGCGTTAGTATCGAGTAACGCGTAGGAGCCAGCGATTTCTCCTACATTTTGAAGACCAGCAGAACCTGTAGGGCCACCTGCGTATGGGTGCGTGTAAAAATCACCATAGTCGTTTTGAGTACCGTCGTTAATATCCATAACAACGCCACTGAAACCACCACCGAAGTAAAGTGGTACCCAATGGTCGGGACTATCTCTACCTCCTCTAAAGTAGAGGAACGGACTAGACATTTTGCTACCAGCCCTACGAATACCATCTGTTTTCATGCCATTCTTGACATCACCGTTTCGCATAAGAACTTCATCGTCGCTGTCGTGACAGAAAGAAGCAAAGTTGGCACTAACACCTGTACCTGCCCCGTAAGTAAGTTTAGTTTCAACTGCTGCTCCGGGCGTACTAGCAACCTCTGCGTATTCTTCTGAACCCCACCAAATTGTAAATCGCTCGCCCCAAGCCTGTGCATGGTCTGAACCCGGTACACATATCGAATACAAGTAAGTGCTACTTGCGGTTGTTATTAGAGTACCACTATCAGTGGTTTTCAAAATCATAGGGCTGTCTACCTTTGGTATAATGTGGTCGCCCGCTACACTTGTGTAATTGTCACCACGAAGGTTCCTCTGCCATGTAGATATGTCAACAGGGTTATTCTGATTATCAACTAGAATAGGAGTAGCGGTGTTAGCATTAGTACCCTTGTAACGGGTAGTAATGTGCAACACTGTTTCAGGAATATAACCTACATCTAACCTTGTACCTGCGTCTCTTTCAACATCGCTTAACCCACCAGTGTGTTTAGAAGATACAACGGCGTCACTACTTGCACCTTCGACCAACCCCCAATCTTTGTTCCTTGATACTTGGAATAATTTACTTAGAGGCGTTTTGCTCTTACTACTGGCTTTAACTCGTATTGCAGTAGGGCTAACTCCCCATTCTCCCAATGTTTTACCATCAGGTGCAAACATACCTGTGCAATCAAAACTAGTCGCTGCTATACTATCGTCTGTCGGGTCAGGCATAGCCATCGCAAACTCAACTGCTGCTGCAATCACTTCGTCAGTGAGTACGCTTGTGAAGTTGATTCTTGGGCTAATTAGCATACCTTCGTTAGTAGTTAGTGCACGACCACCTGTGCAGCCATAGAAGTAATGCTTGTTAGATGCACCAGTGTCACCGTCGTGGTCGTAATGAGAACGACTGGTATAATGAATAGTAATCCCTTGGTCACCACTAGTACCTGCATCATCTGTCAATTGTAATACTCCCGACTCAGGGAATCCGAGATAACCTAGTACATCAGGGTGGGTTAGCGTGTCTCCTGTACTGTAAGGTGCAGTGAAAGTTACATCCATAGTTACTCCGGTATCAGTAGCCTTGTTACCAGTCACATGTATTCCTACAGCAGGTGAAGGGTAATTGTTCCAAAGATTACCTTTGTATGGCTTAGCAGTACCTCCACTCTTTTCACCGCAGACTTCTCCTGTACCTACCATGTGCTTACCAATTGTGAATCCACCTTGTGCTACATCTCTATCGTCAAAGTGAATAACAATCTCTTCGTCAATCGTAGGAGGTACTATTGTCAAATCATTTGCAAAAGACTTACCATACTGCTTGTATATCATCCTAACAGTATGATTATCACCTCGATGGTCTACTAAACGAATACCATAAATGTTACCGTCACCTATATTACGGGGCTTCATATCATCTTTAGGAATATAACCAACTTTGTTATCGGTATCGTATATTGTACTATTTAGCATAGCAGTAGCGGCGTTAGAAGCGTTACCGTATACTGATTGGTAACGAGAGTCTTCTCCGTCTCTGCCCATCCCCCATTTACCAGCATCAGGAGACCAGCCGGGTATACCTGCTTGAGTCATACCGCCGAAGTTAATACGAGACTTAGCAGAAGTACCTGTTCTCAACCCATCGACAAGTGTAGATGATGGACTCTTGGTTTCAAACGATTCATCTATAACTGTATTACTATTCCTACCCGAAGCGTTTTCTCTAAAGGTATCAGCAGACTGTGTTGAACCAATCACTATTTCAGGACCTATACTCAGATTATTACTAAAAGAAGCAAGAGTCTCTTCGGGAGGTAAGTATTCTTTCAAAGTTGTAATTGGTGCGAACGGTCTACCGAATCTATTGATAGGCATAGGTGCAGGGTGCATGTTTTCACCAGTCATTTCATCAGGTTGGCACCAATAATTACGGAATCTACCACCGTGCCCAATGAGGTACTGAGGGCGATAAGGTGTTTGAGCACGGCTGTTATCTAACCAAGTACAGAAGTTTCTACCTTCTGCGCCCGGTATTGTAGAATGTATAACGATAGAGTAACCCTTGTTACCGTCAGAATCAAGGACTACTCTACCAAGATGAGCACGGACATACCCCATATGCGTACCTCTGTCGTGACTTGAGAATCCTCTTTTAATGTCCCAAAACGGAGCCGGGTCGTGTGTAGAACCGGTTGCTGCAAAGTCAGCGTTGATGTGAGCAGCACTTGGGTCAAAGCCCATACTGAATCCGCCAGCCTTTACGCCGGGTGAAGATAAATCAAACTTTTCACTTTCGCCTAAATACTGGTCAGCAGGTCTTCTAGCGTGAGTACGACCATTCTTTGCACCCGCTTGGTTAACTAAGCGAACAACTTCTCTTGCCGCTGCTTCTATGTCTGTTACACCGTCTCTAAGTGCTACCTCTCCAAAGTCTACTGTTAACCGGCGCACGAAGTCCATCTGAGTCCAATGGTCTAGTTCATTCAATCTTGCCTCTTCATGCCCACTTAAGTCAGCAGTACTGCTTCTAATCCCTTTCAGTGCAAGGAATGCTGGTATCGCTCTTGTACCATCGGGAGTATCAAAGAATGTCGAGGCTTCTCTTGAGTCTTTGTCAATCTGCTTATGCTTTAGAACAGCGTCGTCAGAATTGATAACAGCATCATTAGTCCTTGGCATAGCGCCATTTGTTGCATACTTTGTACCTACATCGGGTGCATGTGGTGAAAGTATAGTACCTGTACTAGCATTCCATGTACTCTTATGAGAATAAGCAGCCTCCATAAAATCGGAGCCATTAGTTGCTGCTAGATATTTACTTTCGCTTGGGAAACCGGCGGCTACATCTATCCAAGAACCTGAATTGTCATCATCGTGCACAATTGCACCGGCAGTGTGGGCTGGTGCAGCCCCTATCTTGGTGGCATCAGCGCTACTCTGTACCTGCATCCATAGGTCTTGGAAAGCGATAAACTCACGGTCATGGGCCACATCATAAAGTAATACACGAGCGTGCTCTTCTGTAGATTGATAAGGGTCTAGGTAAGCGACAGTCGGTGCAGGTGTATTAGATGTAAATGTCAAAGTTTGACTAGACTTAGAGCCGCCAGTGGTAGCCTCAGATAACTCAAAGTGAGTAGCGTCGGTTACTGTAGCCACAGTAGCGCCGTCAGGTATACCACTACCACTTACTCCCATACCTACCACAATTGCAGTAGAAGAAGTGTGAGTAATTGTCGGGTCGTTATTATACGAAGCGCCACCTACTGTGAACTCGGCGTATAATCCAAGTGCTTCGTAATTTAACTCAATCGTTTTGTTAACATGTTGAACAAAGTTCTGAGCCGTTTCTGTACAACTATTGCCTATCAAGAAGTTCTCCATAGGTATACTGTTCCTTGGATTAGCAGCAAACGCTCCCTCCCCTCCATTAAACCCAGTCCATACTTCGCCTTCGTTGAGTGTGCCTCTGCTCTTAGCAAACAGTCCCTCAATCGCATGAGGGTTGGTGTAATGCATGTTCATCCAAACGGTGTCACCGTCACGCAATCCACCCGGAGCATACGGATAAGCCCAAGATTTGTTTAAGAATACACCTTCTTTGACTTCGGGATATATCGTAGTAGGACTTGCATGCATATCTACTAGTGTAACTTCGTCACCGGATGCTGGTTGAAAAGCGTCATCTCGCTGAGTCAAAGTTAGCAAATTGTCAGATTTTATATCATAATGAGCATGAGTTATAACTCCGTTTGAAGTAATTGTCAAAGTCTTACTACTCAAAGAGCCGCCGGTTGTAGCGACCGATAAATCAAAAGTAGTATTACTGATAACTGCTTCAACTGTTGCTCCAACAGGTATACCATCTCCACTCACAGCCATACCGACTGCGACCAAGGTAGACGACGAATGTGTTATGAGTTTAGCATTGTTATAGGAACAACCAGTCAAACTAAAGTCACTTGGTGCCCAAGCAAGACGGTAGCGATAATTGCTATAGCCATCTACTCCGGCTATGTTATCAGGAAATAAACTGGCATCTTTCATATACAAAAGGGTCGGAGCACCACTAGCCCAAGCCTGTACTACCCCTTTGGCTCTACCGCTTTGTATTCTATCGAGATGAGGGTTAACACGAGGCCCTGCTCTAAACTCTACTGCACTAACATATTGCCTCATACCATAGTCTACATTACCACCTTGTGTCATTACATTGGAGCGGTCATAGTAGAAAGAGCGCCTACCTTCATATCCAGCACTCTTAAGCAGAGGGTTGTCAGCAATAGGAGTGTAATTCATATCTTGGTAGCCCGGAGCCGGAGTAAGTTGTGCACCAACTGCAAACTCCTTGACGAAGTTCTTACTCATTGCCCAGTTGCCACCAGCAGTAGACGCAGAGGCCGCTGTAATTGTGTTAGCACTTGTGTCTCTAGCAGTGTAGAGCACCCATTCTCCGCTCGGCAAGAATGCCCTACGATACCTTGCACTGCCGTCAACACCAGCAACGGTGACAGGGGCAGCATCAGGTATAGGGAATATACTAGCATCTTCTACAGAGATTGTAGTACCAGTAAAAGGCTTGGTAATCTTAGTTCCTGACCTGTGACTGTCACTAGATATACTGTAGGAAAATGCACCAAAGATTTCAGGGTCTTGTGTTGCAATTTCGTCATGTCTTCTACCTACTGGGTTTGGTGCCCAGTTACTTGCAGTATGTGTAGCGTCGACATGTATTTTCATACTGTTATCAGGGCCGGGGAATATACCCTTGTCAGGGTTGTCAAAGAAGAACTCTTCAAACAAAGGTATCTCTACTAAAGCACGAGTACTGGCGTACTGTGTACCCAATTGGTAATCGTGCTGTACGCTGTCTAATGTTTGGAATAGTCTATCATTGACAGTAGTACCGTCGTTACACATGGATTCCTCAAGGAACTTATCATCAACATGTAATTTATGACCTGTGCTTATTCCAGTAGCACTGGCCCAAGCAGCAAAGCCTACTGCTTCACTACCGTCGGCCAATACAAACTTACCTGAACCTAAGTGAGTAGTGCCTGATGCAAAGTTAAACAAAACCCCTGTCTTTGAAGAATACTCTGCCGAAGCAAATCTAATCGGCTCGTTTACATCAGTCCTTGGTAATTCAAGATATATTCTACCGACTTTAGGGAAACAGTATGTACCCCAAGATTGTAAATCAGTAGAGCGGTTGTTAAGAGGTAAAGTCGTTACAGTGCGACTACTTGTGTCGACTGCGCTTACTTCGGTAACACAATCACGCCTTGTATTCCAAGCAAGGCGAGCGGTAGGGCTAGGCTCCCAAGTCTCTTTCGTGTTGATTGCACCTTGACCCGGACCACCTAGCATCATTGTTACGACAGGTGCACCGGGCATTATTTCCTTAACAATGTGAGAATCAGGAGCGCCGTCACCTTTTGCACTGACACTAGCACCCGCTATATCGGATATAATACCATAAGCGAGTAGGTTTGAGTTACCGTTATCATCTTCATTGAATGAAAGTACACGGCCCCTTGACATCAAGTATTCTACTGACAAATGGTTAGATGAATCTTCATCTATCTTTAGTCTAGCCAGTTGTGTAAATCTTCTACGGTCGCTTGGTTGAACAGTTAAAGTTACTATATCTCCACTCATCTGATGCTCAATGATGTCAAATATCTCATGAACAGAAGTAGATTGGTTAGTAGTACCTGTACCTATGTTAATAGACTGGTTGTAGAGTTCTTCATTGTCTACCAAAGACGCAGTAATTCCAGCAGACACTCCGATGGCTGTTTCTGCAACAGAAGTAATTGTACCTAATACGGTCCCATCAATCTTATACAAACTCTGACCTGTTGAGAACTTAGTACGAGCGTCTACTGCATCAACGGTGATACTGGTAGCAGTTGCTGAATAACCACTGCCATTATTTACCAACACACCAGTTCTTTGCCGGTCATACTGAGAACTTTGTCTAATTATATCTGCTGTCTCTTCTAAAGTGTCTTCATAAGTAGCGGTTTTAATTATTATTTTACTAAACTGTGAACTCTTAGTAGATAAGTTAGAATCAGATACCGCTATACCTTGAGGTGTAGTTTGCGGTGGGTCAGTAGATGCCAAAGGTAAGTAATTATCAGGGCACAGCGTTGTGTCTAAAGTTGTCTCTGCAACAGTGCCTTCTTCTGTATCTCCTTCTAAGTCTCCGCTTTTGAAAGGAAACATACCGGGTGCTTTGAACTCTACTATACCACCGGGAGAAAGTATATCCAAGTCTGCACTAGCCATATCAGTGTGTATCAAATCAAGTATAGATGTACTACCAGTCACTATTGTACTGACATCAGGTAATGTCTTACTAACCATTAGGCAAGGCCCATCCATCGCTAGTTTAACAATCGCTCCTGTAGTATCGACTGCTTGAAAACCGGAGTCTGTATTCGCACTAAATGTAATCTTATTGTCACTATGGTTTAGAGTAGCAGTAATGTCAGGGTTAGTAGTTGCAACTACTCCTCCTATTGAAATAGAGGTTGCTGGCAAAACTGCTCCGGTTTTGCCAAAAGACTTGATACTTTGTAATTTAATAATAGTAGCGGTACTGGTAAATGAAGAGTCTATCCTAGATACAGCCGCAGTAGGGAAATCTACAGAGTTGTGACAAATTGCATTGTAGTGAATCTGTACAAAGGGAGCATAGTCGTAACTAGCCAAAGAAGGTACGCTCAGTATAGCAATCCTAGACTCGTCAGAAGGCACCAGTTGTGCCTTTGAGTTTTCAGCAACAGTATCGGCACCCAATGCTTTCAATGCAAATGCACTAGGGTCAAATGAAGTCCCACCTATCGCAAGTAGACCTCTCTGAGTATCAGAAATGTCACTCATTCCATTTTCTACGATTGTGTTAACTTTGGTCGAATAAAAAGTATTTTCTAACTTGACAGGTTCGTGAGAATCAAATGCAGATATTTTAGAGTTTAGAGGCACAGTTCCTCTTATATCAGAATACTGTGATGAAAAAGATGCGGATATTACATCAGCCGAAGCATCTAACTTCTTATCAACTACTAAGTCAGATGCGGGAGGCAAATAGCCCATGAAAGGATGGCTCTTTACATGATTGAGAATGTGTCTACCGCTATGTCCTAAGTAAAAACCAGCACCGGGGTTAGTAGTAAATGCAGCAAACTTGTTGTGAACCGTGTTGTCAACGGCCATGCTCATTGAAAACATAATCCCATGATTTTCAAAATTACTTTCATCTATACACACTTGGCCCTGCCTGTGTGAAAATTGAGTACCGCTACCTTGTGGCTGATACACATTACCGTTACCCCCGTCAACTAGGCAATCGCCTGTTACTACTACGAAGCGACCAGCATCATGTGCCTGTAATGCACCTCTACGACCAGTAGAAGCATTCGATGCAAAGTCAAGGTGAATTGACTCAACCGTGATAGTGCCAGCATCACCGTCAACTGCCATGAGTCTTAGTCGTTCAGGGGCTTTATTGGTAGGCTTACCAGTAGTAGAGACATAGCCTAGTGGGTTAACGATTATATTGTAAGGGACTTTTGGTATAGTTGCATCACTAGAAGATGTAGCACCGTGCACTTTTATTTTGTAAGAGCCTTGAGAACTCCAAGGGCTTTGAGTTGCAAAATTGATAGTATTACCGATTACAACTGAGATTCCGTTCTTAAACCGATTAACCAAAGCAGTAGCGGCTGCTACGCCTATATTGATACTTGAACTAGCGCTAGTAGAAGCAGATATAGAAGGCGTAGTAGTTATTAGAGAAATAGGCTCAATAGGCTCTTCAAATCTCCAAAGTCCGATTGTGTCATCGCTTTTGACAGGAGCAAACTCACTCCTACCTGATTTCTTTTCACCTCTTGACAGATGGATAGCCTCAATTGTACCTCTGTACTCTCCACCTTTGCCTCCTAAGTACATATTTGAAGGAGACAAAACTATCTGCTGATTCTCTTCAAACTCCTTAGTAACGACCAAGTCACCATTGATGTGCATTGATAGATAGCGGCGATTAAATGTAACAGTTACATTGAGTAACTCTCTATGCCCGTCGTTCAGTGCAGTAGAGTCATTTACAGCAGCGTCTGTCGCAATGTAAGAATTGTGCATATTGAGCGCAGGTTGTGGGAATAGTATACCATCCCAGTAAGCAAAATCTCCGTTAATCTTGTTAACAGGCTTTGCACTACTGATTGTATGTACGCTTTTTGTTCCAGCCGCTACATTTTCTAAATTAATCTCAAAAGTAGCAGGGGCGGGACTAGAAGGACTACCTACCGTTAGTCGCATCATATTTTCATACTCATAGACAATACCACCACAGTCAGGCATAATCCATGTTTCAAGTGTAAATGAATGCAAGGCGGCAGGTAAAGACTTTCTACCTTCGTCACTTTTACCATGTATCACATTTTGATTACTAGGTACCAAGACACCGTCAGTTACCCCATTGAAGGAAAGGGCGTATCCGGGGTCAATTACTATACTCATATCTATACCCCAATCACAAAGTCAGAAGCCATTAATTTAAGATTAAAGGCGTAGTAGTTGTTGCCAGCATCATACCGTACATGTAGTTTTTCAGGTATAATCCTAATACCACCGTCATTACCATGACCTACTGTTTGTAAAGTTACTAATGTATCACCGATAAGATTGCCTACAAAGTTAGTCAAAGTGCCAACAGCGCTTGCTAATTCTCCTAAAAAGAACTTTTCTGACCAATCTTCATCTGTTTCGTCAACAGGGTCACCACCAAGGTCATAGGGTAGCAAAGAAGGAACCATCTTTTTAGATGCGCTGATAGTATTAGCCAACGAACCTTTGTCGTCAATTGACTGCGCTCCAAATGTAAGGAAAAAGTTTCTCGCAACTCCGGTCACACCTGAACTCTGAATGAGGCTGTCGTAAGGTATCTGTATACCTCTTATCAAATCTTTATTCTTTTTGGCATTAGAAACAAGCCCTAGTAAGTCTTGTACTTTGTCACCAGCAGATTTACTTTTGTTACTAATTGACAGGTTTTCAGCATCTGCTCCAAAGTATTCAAACCTAGCCTTGTTTGAACTTAAATTAGAATTAAAAGGATTACAAGGTCGCTTAGTCTGAGTATAACCATCTAGCGCTTTGTCTTTTTGAGTGACTGAAATCAAAGGTCCACTTACGGTTGTATCAAATGCAGATAAAATACTATTACCGTTTGTAGAAGTTATGTAATCGTTACTATTTACCATTGCATTATCGGAGATTTCCAAAGCATCCTGTACCATAAGTGCTAATTGTGCAGCAGGGTTACCACCAGCCGCTTTGGTACTAAGGTCCTTGATGGGTAATTCTACAATTATATCTTGTTTATTAACCGCCATACCTAGGTTAAAGATACCGCTTTGTATAATCCTTGGTTCTTCTCCATCGGTACTTGCTGTAGTATAGGTATTGTGTGCTACTTCGTTAGCATTAAATCGAAGTATTACATTAAGAGGAGTGCGAGTTATGTTACTAAGATAACCGCTTGTATACGCACGGCAAAAGTTAGGAAAAAAGTGCAATTCTTTATCGTGCAATGTTGCTTCAAAGATACTCATACCGAATGCGTCAATGAAGTATCTTTCTGAGTCATTTATAGGCACATCTATTGTATCTAAAGTAATAGTCGTAACTTTACTTGAATCGCTATTCAGAGTAATGTCAGTTATGTGACCCACTAATTGACCTTGTCTAGTAAAAAGTGCTGCTCTGAAACACAATATATTTTCATCATCTGCAAGTGTAACTCTAGCACTATCTACTGTAATGACATTTGTAGTTAAGTTAGTTACTGTTCCAATCAACGCACCTGAACTTTTGTGTATCCTATCGCCTATTCTAATTAATGTATCACCGTTGCTGTTTAGTAAATTACCATTAGATATAGAATGAGAAGATAAACCATCATATGCAATTGCCGTGGCTCCTACCGAGATACCTGAGCCATTGTTAACTTGTGCGCCAATATAAGAGCCTGTTCCGACCAACGGGGCGGAAAAGGTAACTGCTTGTTCTAAATTACCAACATTCGGAGTATCAAAGTCTATTATATCTACAACTGTGCTAGAACTAGTTGTTCCAAATTGTGCATTTACTGAACTCCTTAACTTGATGTTATCATAAAAGCCAATAATACCTTGAGTGTTACGAATGACTTCGTCACCAAACTTAGAAACAGTTGTTGGAAAATTAGAAGCAAAGTTAATCATAACTGAGCCGCCTAAATTAGAAGAAGTAGTAGATTCCGATTCAAAAGAAGGCTCGTCGTCTTGTAAAATACCTGCAATTTCAATCTCAATCGAAGGTGTATTTGTATCAATTGCGAATCTTTCCATATTAGGAGTAGGAATAGTACTTGCCTTTCTATCAACTGCAATGTCAATAGATTGCGCCTCCAATGGTATTTCTATCCCCCCTTTGGGACCTACCAGTAATCTAATTGGTAACGCCATTTTTTCACCTCATATTGTTATATCAGCCGCTACAAACTTTAGAGAAAACTCATACGCTTTCATCTCCGCATCTCTATGCACATTGAAGTCAGTCACTATGCCGCTTATTCCATTCATACGGCTACCTGTAGCCCAAGGTGCAAATAAATTAGACGCATGGGTATTGTTAGACATTGCTAATTTACTAGCAGTTAAAGTGGTACCTGTTGTCAAAAAGTGGTTACGCTGCGCTACTTGAGAATCAAGACCACTTTCACCTTTGGTAACTTTGCTATTGTAAGGTATTTGTATGCCACGGATATAATCGCCTGATTCTACTTCACTGTAAAGGCTCTCTTGTATATAGTCTACAAAGTTTCCAACAAAACTACCCAATCCACTTGTGTTTGCTGTTCTAAAGTTATTACTATTGGCAAGTATACCTAATATATCTTGTACCTTGTCACCAGCAGACTTTACCTTTTTACCGGACTTGCCGCCAGTAAAGCCTTGTACTAAGGGCATGTTACCGGGACTCAAAGTATAATTTATTGTCTCGTTAACACGACCAAGAGAAGTAGCATATAGTTGAGTTATAGTTAGTCTTGTTTGGTGACCGTGGCTAGATTCTCCAATGTCTATGCTGAAAACTTTATCTAAAGTAAAACTACCCAACGCATCTACAGGTCTGTCTCCTAATTTGAGCGTAGATGTTAACAAGTTCTTTACTAAAAAAGCAATGTACTCGTCGCTTCTTTCGTATACAGTTGACCCCGCTCTTGCAGTAGAGCCGTCTTGGTGAGTAGTGAACTCAGGACCACCATAACTAGCACCAGCGTCTGTACCAGCACCTATGTTCTTTATCGTAGCCATTAGACATGGACCTGCGTAACTAGAACTTTGAAGGTCGCCTGATAAATTATCACTGGCTGCTATCCAAACCTTATCATTAGTAGCAGGTAAAGTCCCACTAAATGTACAAGTTATTGTACTGCTATTAACTGCGATTACTGTTGCTATTGTATTAGTGCCGTTACTGCCAACAAAGCCGTTGCTATTTCTAAATATAATTTTATATGTAGAAGAACTACTAAGTTCAAAGTAATGTTGTGGATTTGCACCTGAAACTGTTAACACCCCAGTGCTACTATTGACATTTGTAATCGTCATGTCTGTTTCTCTGTTTCTATTCACATAGCCATAAGGTTCCTTAATAGACCCTAACTTCGTAGTATCAAATCCTAATCTAATTCTATTACTGTCGTCTGTATAACTAAAGTGAGCGTAAGGATGCGCTCCTCCACTTGAACCTGTTACTGGAATGTTATATTTTTTAGAAAGATAGCCTTCTACTTGCTGTCTTTCTACTTGAGTTAATACTCTGCTATAGAGTAAGATTTCGTAAATACCTCCAATGAACTTTTGAGCATTATTAAAGGCCCCAATTTGAGATGCACCACTACTAGGTACAGGGGCGTAACCATCTCCAGTATCTGTGTCTTCTAAAACACCTTTATTGTAAGTCTTAGTAGTATAGTCACTGCCAGTGAAGTCCACTGTATGAGCGTGTAACTGTAATGCATTTGCTGCTAAAGCACTGGTAGTGAAGGAATAATCTTTTGCACTACCGGCTTCGTACAAAGTTAACACAATGTCATCATTGGTAGAATGACGGTAGCGTAGGTTCCAACCGTTGTTATAAGGAGAAGGAGAAGTGTTGATTATATATTGAGTGGCATTAGTAGTACTGGTGCTTGTTGCAACTACAAACAAAGTAAACTCACTAGGATTTAATGCAGCATTAAAGGGAATATCAAACTTAGCAGAGCCGTCAAGGTAGACATAAGGCTGCCCATTAGCACCTGCTGTTCTATATCGAGGAGAGCCGGACTTTGTGCCTGTTATCCCATTTCCACTAGAGTCGACCCAAGTATTTACAACTGAATTGAATGAAAGAGTACTAGTATCGACATTGTCAGCAGTGATAGCATCTGCCTTGAACCAAGTACTAATTCCCGAAGTAACTGGGTTATTATCAGTTGTAGCAGTTTTTTCAGTCCAATATCCTACTGGTAAGTCAATGTACTTGTCTTTCCAATTTCCATAATTCAATATAGAAGGGGCGACAGAAACCATGCCTCCAAAGTTAGTACCTGTATTAGTGCCAAAGCCAACTGTGTTGAACAAACCAAAACCGGGTTGAGTTAACCCGTCACCATCAGTAGGTCCACCTTCGTCATCGGGCAAAGTAAGGTCTTGTGGTTGATAAAAGTCTATTACGGCCTGTGCTTGTGAAGAAGTCTCTTGACCTTCATCGTCAGTGAATACCCCTTGTATTTCAAAAGCAACTGCGGCTTGGTTTAGGTCAATCCCCATCTTTTTAGCCTGTAGTAAAGGGATAGCAAAGTTAGATTGTATACGCTCAACAACCATGTCTATGCTAGTCGCATCTAAGGAAAGTGTATCTCCGTTCTCTTGTACAAGACGGATTGGTACTCTTTCCCCTGCTTCTGCCAAACTTAACCACTCCTACTAAATCCGCTACTACTAAGCGGTCCACCGATTTTAGAACGAAGTTCTTTAGTTACCATAGCGCTAATTTCCTTGGCTAATGCTCGCTTATCTGTTCTGTCAGTTATTCCGCTGACATCTATCTTTAGATTAACTGTAACATTATTTTGCTCTTCTTGTGCGCCCGCCTTAGTTGGTAATCGTCTTTCTGCACTAGGTGCCTGTGGCGCTTGCCGAGCAGTCATAGTTTTTTCAAGACCTTCTTGGACTCCTTTGATAGATTCCTCCATTTGCTTGAAAGGCTCTATACCACCCATCTGTCTAAGTGATTCTCTAAGGTCAGTGCTGTGTGACTTTGTCATAGACATACTGTTAGTGAACTTATCCATTTGGGTTTGAAGTGCTTTCATATTTTTCTGTGCTTCTTCACTATATTTCTTAAAGTTCTCCATCGCATCGACGGACCTTGGGTCAATTTCTCCATCTACCATTGGCTCCCCTCCAGTGGTGGGACAGTGTCATACCCCAAGTAGACTTTGTTTTCTGAGACCTGTTCTTCTCCCTGCATAGCCTGTGCCCAATACAAAAGTTGCTTAGCATCATCTATCTCCAAATCTCTAACCTCCTTTATTCCCATTCCGTAGTGTGTCATTAGTAGATATTCCATTCCTTCTTTTTGAAAGCGAAGCCGGTCAGTTACTGTTCTCCCGTAGACGAACCGCTTGATGTTGCCGACTTCGCTTCCTGAAAAACTAGCCAACCCATAACTTCGCTAGGTTCAGGTAGCAGCGCAGTAAGGCTTTGGCCTTCACTAGGCGTTAATCCTTCGATGTCTATGTAGTCGTCGCAGACTAACCACTTTTCAAAAGCATGTCTCCAGTATTGTGAGAAATCCATTGTACCATCCATAAGTAACGGCGCAACTGCTTGTACATCAAAGAATGTCAAGCGTTTTGCTGTAATTTCTAAAGGTCGGCCATTTATTTTTATTTTATTCTTCTTCGGTGACATACTTACTCACTTCTTTATCATTCGATGCAGCCTCTTCTGAGGGGGCATCATTAGCAAGGTGGGCGAACGGGTCGTCGCTGGCTTTCCCTGCTTCGGGGTCAAAGAGGTATTCTCCTCCTTCTTCTTCTTCTTCTGCCAAATCTACTACAGGCGAGTGAAGGTTTTTCCAAATCTTCAACGGCATAGTATCATCTCAACAGTGGTAAAGCGTATCTTCGCTTATGACTTTTAGGTTCCTAGGCTCTAGCCTAATTTTAGAATGCAACAATCCCTTGTCATCAGGGACAGGTATAGGTGCTGCGGTAATAATATAATCATCTAATAATATCCTCATAGACTGTACAGCGGTGTTATCAGAAGATAAATCAGCGGTAGCAGTCGCCGGTTTAGTGAAGTAAAGGTGGATTAAGTTTCCAGTGGAACCTACTGTGCCGCTCTGTTCAATGTGAGTTCTTAATTGGTGGAATAGTGTAGCATCAGTTAAGACTACATCTATTTCCATCTCAAACTCTTCACGACCTTCACGAATAATAGAAGCGTTTCTAGTACCACCATAAGGTACTTGCTTGAGACTTAGTCCTGTACCGGTATCTGTGCTCTCTGCAACTGGGTTGCTTTGGATTGTATGAAATACTTCTACACCAGTTTTGCCTCTTAATTCAAAAGCACTGATAAATCCTAGACTAGAGCCAAATGCTTCTACACTACCATTGTAAAACATAAACGGCTTTTCAGTTCCAGTAGCAATACCCGATGCTTTCCTTGAAGTTTCATCAGTAGCCGTGTTTTGGAACATGCGGTGAGAATTATAACGGTCACCTTGATTTGCAGATTCTAAACGACCTGTATCTGTATAACAGGAAAGCGCATCAAAGATACACCTATACTTTAATTCAGCATCAACGGTAGATGATAATTCCCATTCTACTACTTTGCAGCCTCTAAAGATACGAGTCAATTGTTTACTATCTGTCGAGCCGCCCGGTGCATTTACGCCAGCACCTGTTTCAGCAGAATAAGAACCTACATCTCTGTTTCTAATACTATGCTCTACGCAGAAAGAAGGAATGGTGTCTGCTGAAAAGAACAATTTTCTCACAGGCCATTTGATTAATTTAGAAGATAATATGTGAGGGCCTTGGTCTCCCGTTGCGTCGTATACTCTAATTCCAACAGGGTCGTTTGAGTGAGCAAATTGCCAAGGGTCATCTACGAATACTCTAAAGCCACTGGCTAAAGCCTCAACTGCAACTATGCGTCTGCACTCGCTTGTTTCTGCCCACTCAAAGTGATGAGCATCGGAGGCTAAACTACCACCACTGGCAGGGGGCCAATACTTGTTAGTATCTAATTCAGGAGCCTTGTATGTCGTAGTAGGGCTTCTCGTAGTGTCTTTGATTAGAATGTATTTACCGATTATGTAATCCGGGTCACCTGCTGTAAGATTGAAAGCGCTTGCGCCGGAAGGGAGGCTACCAAACCCTAAGTCAGGAATGTCAATGTAGGTTTGACCCGGAGACACTGTGTAAGTGAAATCTGTTTGGTCTGTACCTTGAAGCCTACCGCAGTTGTAAGCGTCTACGACTTCTCTACCGAGACTGTAGTATAACCAACGAGGGCTATGTAATGGCATTTCAAGCGCACCGCCCATATGATGCACCTTGCCCGTTTGCTGTACCGCCGCCTGTCTACCAAGCCCTACAACATGGTATTTGTGAATATCAACTGTGGTATCAGGTAGTGTCATAAACGAAGCCAATCCTACGAATTGGTCTATTAGACTAAACTCTTTGGATAATTTAGCCTGAGCATTTATAGAAAAATCAGTACTTGCTGTAATAGTAGGCATGCCCAAAGAGTGAATAGAAATTATGTCATTAGTTGCACCAGTAACAGCCGCACCAAGTGCAGGTACAATTTTTATTTTAGTAACAGTGTCAAGCGTATGGTCTACTATACTGTGTATTCTACCATTAAGTGCTTCGTAGTAATAAGGAGAAAAGCCTCCTGATGTATTACTACCATGGAAAGTCAACTTTGCTCCAATCAACATACCGACTGGTACAGACAAAATACCTGTAGTACTGTGGCGACCCACCGTACCATTTACACTACCGATTGCAGTTGCGAATACAATTTCTGTATAGTCTGTGTAGTTAGTGGCATTGAATGTCAAAGGTTGACCATGCTCTAAGTGCAAGCCTGTCTCATGTCCCATAGTAACTTCTGAGACATCTCCTTTGTAATGCGCTCCAAACCCACTCATGGTATCAACTCCGCAAGTACTACGACTTCTACTTGGAATGTGTGACGGAATAATTTTTTAGTCCTGTCGCTTAAATCAGTGCGTGTTTTCATAACCATGCGGTCAAAATTAACACCATCTCCTTTTCGACTGTTATGGATTACTCTTCTCATTTCATTTTCCATTTTACGCAAACGAGAACGGCCTTTGGATGTACGAATATCTACTGTGATATTAGTACGAGTTGTTGTGAAGTTATAGAATAAGTCAGGTACTTCTTCATTAAGGGCTGTTTCATAACATACTATGTAATCGCTACGCTGCAAGTCTAAACGCTTACCACGCTCAGGCCCTTCGTCTGCTACATCAATTACTACTGGTCGAATGTTATCAGTATTTGCTCTGTTCCAAGAACCAGTGTTGCTAGAAGAGTAGTTATCTTTGAGTACATCAATAACGACATCGAGTGCTTCTTTCCATGTCGCCGTCATGCAAACACCACTATTTCCTTATATCTTTGCAAAATAGTCTCTGCCTCCTTGCGGTAAAGTTGAATCTTAGAGCCGAGGTCTACATTCTGAGAGCCTTCGGGAATAAGTACAGAACGGTCATCGGACATAAGTAAGTCAGCAGCCACTAACTTAGTAGCGGCCTCTTCAATTGCTTTCTCAAGATAGCGTTCGCCATAGATATAAGAGACCTTAACTGCATTCCACTCAAAGAACGGGTATGAGTTGTTGAAGTAAATGATACCCATCTCTGAATCTAACCACCAGTCCCTAAGACGGGCTTGGTCACCACCAGCGTCAGAGTACTGCCCTATATCAGTTCCAAATGCCAATTGATTGGCGCTTTTTGTACCAGTATCCAATGTACTAATTCCGTCAAAAGCCCCGTTAGCATTTAACGGGGTACCATGTAACTCTTGGCAACCGGTTAGTGTAGAGCCGGATTTACCAGTATAGCCAATAACTTCTTGCGAGGTCCCACTACCTAGTGTCAAAACCCCAAAGTTTTTGAAACCGCTGACATCAGTTCCAGTGATAACACCATCCGTAATTACCCTGATAGTAAGCGTTTTACCACCTGAGCCGCCAGTTATGGTTATGACATCGCCGCTTGTATATCCACTACCTACATTATTTATTGCCACCGTTGCTAATGCTCCCCCGATGGCAGTAGTGTCTACAGTCATGCCAGTACCAGTCCCACCAGTAGTGGCAAGCGTAGCAGTACCAAAGCCTGAGCCGCCCGAATCATGACTTATTACCATAACAGGTGAAAATGTCAAAGTTTGCCCGCTTTTAGAGCCGCCTGTCGTTGAAACATTTAATTCAAACTCAGTAGCACTAGTTATACTTTGTACTATTGCATTATTAGGAATACCTGAGCCGCTAACTCTCATACCTAGTTTGATTAAACTTGAAGAAGTATGCGTGATAGTAGGGTCATCATTATACGCACCGCCACCTACTGTAAAGTCAGCAGTTTGAACTTTACTAAAGGTAGTAGTGGCCGAGCCTGTGTCCGATACTACCATACTGGTAGCGTCACTTACCGCTATAGTAGCGCTTTCTCCACCTTTGGTCTGTTGCATGCTAGTAATTTTTACATTACCGTTACCATAATCCGCATTAGCAGTTGTAATAAACTCATCATGAACATGAACATTACTAACGCCGGTTGATGAGGAGCCATTTGGCTGAGTATAAGTAGTTCCGCTTGGACTGGTAGCATCAGTAGTAAAGGTAACTGTGCCTCGGTTAGTACGGTCCTCTTTGTTTATCAAATCCGCTAGATTCTGAGCAGTTGTTACATTATTAAAATTAGATTCCCATTGCTGAGTACCGGTTCCAACTGCTAATTTAGCAAAGCCCCCTCCACCGGGAGATAAATAAATCGCATCTCCCGACAATCCTGTATAATCAACAATCTCTAACCTCGCTTCTGCACCAGCCAGTTCTCTATAATCATCACCTTGCCATACTTCAAGCCTCAAGATTTGCTGAACATTCCTAAACAATAGGGGGGTAGTACCTACATAATCAGTATAGTATCGTCTTCTATAAGGCTTGTAAGTATCAAAGTTGACATACTCTGCGCTTACGAGATAAGGTCTCCAAGCATTGTGAGTGATATTATCAATGCGGTCTTGTACTTCAAGAATACGCTGCTCGACTATAGACTTCTTCATTCCACGAGTCTTGCCGTTGGTGAATGATGCTTGGTTTTGAATATAGGTATTGTCAGCAGTTTGAAAGTCAGTAACATTGGATATATTACTACCAGTAAAATATAAAGCAACTCCGTTAGCACCGCCTTCGGCTATTGATGTAATGTCCTTTTCAACACCCAAAGCCTGTGCATCGCTGTAAATAAGAATAGTATCTCCTACAGCAAACCCATGTGCTCTGTAATCAGAACCTGTGACATAAACTCTGTCAGCCTCTGTATCAGCACTAGCCAACACTGCTTCACTCGGTCCAATACCAAGTAAGTCTGCTACTTTCTGAGCACTAGTATATACAATTCCAGCAGGGTCAAGAGGCCGAGTCTCAGGCTCGCCGGGTGAAAATACTGCTGGCATATCTCATTCCCCTCACCTTAGCCAAGCGTTACCACTTGAATAACCCTGTTGTTTCAAAATAGACCAAGCGTCATCAAACGACTTGCGATACATAAAGTCAGGGTGACCTCCGTGAGGAGGCTCGCTTGGAGCAGGTGCCGCTGCTTCGGGTGGATAGCCTTGCTCTATTGCGGTTTGTTCTTCACCTGTGACATTAGGTTGATTCATTTGTGGTTCTTGGGCACCTTCGGGCACTCCATCTAAGAACTCAATACCGTGTGCTTGTGGATTAGCCATCGCTTCTTGGATTAAATTATCACGAGCCATTTGCCAGTCAGGACCTGCACGGTCTCCTCCAAGTTCTCCAACAGCCTCTGCTGCTTTTCTATTAGCCCACTTTCCTAATCTAGTTTGCTCACCGTCGACTAATATCTTTTGACGGTGTGGATTGGGTTGTTTCAAAATATAAACTGTCATTGTTCTCTACTCCCTAAATTAAAATCTACTTGCTTACCACATGTTCTACAGGTATCTACCCAGCAGAAATAAAGCATCCCACAACCTTTACAACGAGTGCCACTACCAATGTTTAACACATCGCCAGCGTTCTTATTACGGTTGCGTTGCTTTAATGTCAAACCTGCAAGTGGATTATCTTCATCAGTTCTTACCGATGCTCCATAAGACTCGTTAAGCCTAATACCACGCTTCTGCAAGCGCTCGATGTCATTCAAGTCAAGGTTGTCGTTAGACTCCATATTATCCCACTCAAGACTTGTAAATGATTACCAAATAAGCATTTCCCAAGACATTGAGCATTTCAATACCGACTATCGTATCTGCTGTATTAGCATCTGTCACTGCGTCAAAACCTGCATCAAGTGCAGTTTGGATTGCTGTAGCGCCTGAAAAGTCAGCCGGTGATAGAGGTCCTACCACTTTAGACTTCAATGCTGCTAAGTTTGCACTTCCCATCAGTCGTCACCTCAAGAGCGGCGACCTATTACTAAGAATGTTCCACCAGTGGTACCGTGTCCTACTGCACCGGAACTTATAGTAATTGTAGTGCCACTAAAGGTAGCCATGTCTCCGGGTAAAGTCAAATCTACTGCTGCGTATGATGTGCCGCCAGCGATGTCTAAATGCTGAACTTTTGCAAGGTTACCTGCTGCTGTCGGATTAACTATTACTGCGTCAATGCTTGCGAGCAAACTGCCCAAAACTATTGATGTGTCCGTTGCTGCGTAACTTCCCGTTACTATCATTCTATCACCAAAATAACTTGGTCTTGCGTCTATTGTTACTGCCATTATTCTTCATCTCCTATTATATCTTGTTCTTCAACTGCCTCTTCGACTGGGACTTCTTCGACTACTGGTTCCGGCTCAGGAGCAGGTGGGTTGAGAGTGGTCTTTACCATGTCGAGCAACTTGCTCTTGGTAGTATATCCACTTACAACTTCACCTTTTCCTTTAAGCCATGCGCCTATGTCTTTTTTAGTCCAGCCACTATCAGGGAGTCCGTCGTTACCAGCGTCTACTGTTACACCTTCGTCTCCTTCTATCTTGAAGGTTTTAGGTGACATTCTGACTCTGTGTTTATTTAGCCATTCCTGACTAACTTCAACAGGCTCTCCCCTTATCCATTGACCTGATACACCGCTCTTACGACGATACATCATTGGTCCTAGAAAAGTTACTGTAGGCAAGTTGAATCACCTCAAGCCGCTATAAATGTTAGCAAAACAACATCGTCATCAGTAGCAATATCAAAAGTAATTGTCCCTGCTTCATGTGCTATTGTTGTTGCTGCTGCTAAAACGCTTTCGTCTGTGTCACTATTATTAACTATAGATACAAGCGCTAATACATAATTTAGACTACTATCGTATGCGTTAACATCAAATGTTGTTGCTGCATCTTCATCAGTACAAGTTACCGCTAAAGAAATTAATCTTGTTTGTGCTGGTGTTTCATTACTACTTGTGTTAACCGCTTGGAATCCAGTTATAGCGCCGGGATATGTCCCTGCTGCTGCTGTTCCACTCAACCAAGCAGTGTTAGCGCTTGCAACGCCATCTGCACTTGGGTAGTTATTCGGTGCTCCGTTGTGTATTCCTATATCTAGGTATGTCTGTGCTACTGTTAGATTTACATGTGCCATATTTATTCATCTCCTTTATTTTCCACCATTAATCCTCACTGTAGGTCACGAATTGAACCTTGACCTCCAAAGAAAGTAGTCCAAACTTCACCCATTGTGCGGTAAAGTCCTTCTTGCCCTAGTCTGTTAACAGCGAATGGGTCTCCAGTTTCGATACCGGACTCAAAGTATTGAGTTGGTTTCGCAGTACTGTAGTATAGGTAGTCAGTGTCAAGCATGTAGATTCTGCTAATGCCGTCTGTCTGTACATCTTTAGATGGAATGATTGGGACACCGTTGTAAGTTGCGACTATAAATCCAGCCTCAACACCCGGTACACCTTTTACACCGTTGTAAGTTGGTACAACACGCTTTTCCTCCATGAATCTCTGTTGAGATTGTAGAAGTTGCTGAATACGCATTAGAGTGTCATATCCTGTTAGCATAACCTTCGGGTTACCACCACGAATCCAAACCTTTTGGAAGATGGTATCCAAGTGGTCAAGACTTAGAGTACGGCGGTTACCTGCTGCTCTGTCACTACCACAGTCAACTTCTGCGTTAGACCAAGAGTTTGCTGCTTCACCTCGGTCAATGCTGTAGATGTCTAAATCGCTAGCGCCACAGTGGTCTGTACCTGATGATGCACCAGTTTCCATAGATGTTAGTCCACCGCTTGCTCCACCGTCGTTACCAGTAACTCTGTCAAGAGACTCGATGTTGTTACCTGCTGGTGTTTCACTGTCTTCTGTTAGCATTTGGTTGATGTGCTCTGCGTGGTGCTTACCCATTTCCTCTTTAAGGACTGAGCGAATGTCACCTAGACCGTCATCCTTGTCATTAAGGAAAATAGCGGTTTCGGACATATCGAATGTGTGTGCAATAGTCTTAGGCTTTGCTGCAACATGCTGGAATGTAGGCTTGGTTGTGTCCGGTAGGGTTGCATTTTCTGCAACTCCGCCACCAACAGATGTTGACGGCTTAGCGGTAACTACTCTCCAACCACTTCTGTCCCAAGGCTTCTTAGGCAGAATGGAGAATGCGTTGAACTCTTGGTTCAATTGACTCCAAACTTTGCGGCCATAAATTGCTTGGTATGTACCTGCGGTTGTGCTCAGCATTGGTGCATCTGCCTTTAGTAGTTCTGAACCACTGTAGGAATATCCCATGCTCTGTCCCGCGCCATAATAATAGCGCTCCATATCGTTTACTGTTCTCATATAATTTCTTGCCATATTTCATTCCCCCAATTAATTCCATACACTCCCTGCTAGAGCGTGTACCTCATCCCAGTTCATGTTACCGAGTTCCTCTGTTGAAGGAATCTCTACGGTGGAGTTGTCTGTTGCTTTACGGATTTCTATACCTGCTGGTTTTGTAGCAAGGTCGTCAATTCTAGCACCGAGGTCAGCAATTGCTTTCTCGATGTTACTTAGTGGTGCACGAGCGTCAAACTCTGATGCTGCGCGAGCCTCTGCTTCGTAGTTAAGTTCCTTTGCAAGGCGGTCTGAAAATACATTGTTCAAGGAACCCTTGAATTGTTCTTCAAGAGCAGCAGCCTTGTAGACTTCGTATGCAGCCTCGATGTCAGTTGAACTGACATTGCTTGGGTGCAAGTAACCTTTCGATACACTCTTACCGGAATTAATCTTACCAAGTGCGCCAGTAGATGGGTTGCCACCTTCTTGCTCACGGTTCGCTGTCTGTCCCGACATTTGTGCCGTATCTATTTGCTCAGGTGTACTACCAAGGTTAGCCTTAGCGACATCGTCAAAGTGACTTCTTGCCGCACCAGTGTCAACGCCTTGTGATTTCAAGGTGTTTTCCATCCAGTTTAGGTATTCACTTGATATTACATCAGAGTATTCGCTCTTTTCCATATCATCGTATGCCTTTTTCTCTTCGTCTTTCATATCTTTCGCCTCATCTTTAGGTGCGTCATCTTTCTCATCCTTAGACTCGTCTTTAGCATCATCTTTGGATTCCATAAAAGGAGGAAGGTCGCCCTTCTCCATTGAATCCATATGTTTGCTCATTCGGTCTAAGACACTAGAAAGTTCTGCTAATGTTTCTGTTTCACTTGTCATATCTGTGTCCTCCTTCAATATACGGAATGTCGCCTCCGGGTTAATACCTTTTTCACAAATAGTAACTTCATGCAGTTCCAACTTGGAGATTTCTGTATAGTCTCCGTGTTTATCATCGGCCTTACGCATTCTCTTAAACGCTTGACCTCCGATGCTGAAACCAGTTAGGTTACCTTTGCGAATATCATTGGCTACTTCACGAGCCTTTTCGATGTCATCTCTTAGTTGAATGACTACGAACATACCGGCGTCATCGACACCGGATTTCCACACACGACCGTCAGAGTCAGTGTATTGTGGTATTACACTACCAACCTGTATGTTAGAGTGTGCGAGTTGTACATTTCTAAAATCTTCTGCTTTCATAAAGTTACCAAAAGCGTCTTTTAGTGCTCCACGAGTGATTAGGTCTCCTTGCTTGTCAACCATTTCAACACTGGCATAACCAGCGATTACAAGGTCGTTACCTGCCTTAATGATACTGATATTCCCCTCGTGATGAACGGGGGAGGTTCTCAGTGAAAGTGAGGCGACCATGCTTCTATAGAGAATGACCATACTATATAATCAAGTACGGAATGAAGCAGTGTCTCTTGTTACTTCTAAAGTACCACCTTCTACCGGTACTACCAAGTGCTTTGTATCTTCGGAGTCCTCTGTTTTTGGTTCTATAGAATAATCTTCTCCCGGTCTCTTTTTGTTATCATAGTCCGGCATTGTCTTAGAGTCGTTTAGATTTGTCGGACCAGTAGGTGATTCTATAGGAGTAGCATAATCTATTCCTAGGCCCATAGTACCTGTACTAGATTGCCCGACTAAACCTGCTCCACTTTTCATCATCCTTTCAAGTAACATTGCACCTTTAACTAGAATCTTCTGCTTCTTTTGTTTATTCCAAAAATCAGTACCTTCGACCTTTTTAGGCGGAATGAGTGGCTTTGAGTCTCCTTCTGTTTCATGAACTTCTTCTTTTTCTGCAATTTCCAAGTTAGCCTTGAGCATTGCTCCAGCCACAGGTGACCAGTATTGTCTTTGACTTTCAGACAAACGAATGAGATAATGATTAGGTGCCAAAGGACTATGCACAGTCCAAATCGAACCTGTTTGAGTAGTCTTGTAAATGACATCACCTTGTGGCATAGTTATTCTAACACCCGAAGGAGACCTTGAAACTTCACATAACCATTGTTCTGTTTCAGACTTAGCGAGTATTCCAAGCGTCTCTTGGCTTACTAACCCTTCTCCTTCTGCTTCTTCTTGTATTTCAGAGCCGCTTACATTGTATAACTTCTGACCGCTAGTAGTTTCTGTAACACCTACATTACTGACATTGACTCTTACATGGTCACCTTCTTTGTACTTTTCAGAACTGTCAAAGGCCGCTCCCATATCCATATATGTATCTCCGTTCAATTCAACCCCACGAGAGCCTAATTCTTCTTCTTGAGTAATTGGACCTGTACCTAGTCTATATGTGTAAGGTCCATTTCCTCTACGCTCAAGTACTACAAGTACGACATCATTACCCGGAGATAACAAAACCCACTTAGGATGTCGCATTTCACCTACCATGTAGGTAGACTTAGCATCACGCATCAATAATTGCTCGTTATCTTCTTGTAAGTTTTCAACAGTAAGTTCTAAACCAGCGTCGTCTGTTAAACGAGTATCACTTGCAGAAGGGACATGTATATTTTCAATACCCTCCATTCCGCCTCTTAGTATCTTAATACGGTCGTCAAGTAAAGTATCATGAACTTCTTTACCATCGTATTCTATTACATCAAAGATATAGTAACCTTCTTCTGTCTTTACTACATCTACTTGGAAATCTTTATCGGTGACTTTTCCAAAGTTAGTTTTATCTTCATCTGATAGCGTGAACGAAGGAGATGTAATGTCATCATCTTCTTTTTTAACAAAGCCCCTTTCACCCTTTGGCATTGCAGAAACAATCCAGTCTCCTGTAAATCCACGAAGGTGTTCAAGGTCTTCGATTTCAAAAATGCGATGCATTGGTTGTAACAAAGGTATATCTTTGCCAAGTTCCTTGCGAATTACATCAGGGTTAGTCAATGCAGCAAGGTCCATATTGGACTTAGCAATGTCTACTGGGTTTTGTAACCTTCGATAACCAAGACTGTTTAACCAAAAGTTAGGTGCCATTCTGTGTAATCCGTGAAGTTTTTTTGTCTCCTCTGTATGCAATATAGGTTTCAAATGAGGTACTGCTAAATCATAAAAGTCCTCAGTAGGTTGTACAAGGTTAAACGGAGCATCATTAGGAAATACCTCAACTTTACCATCCTTGTGTATTCTATAATCAAATGTAGGGTACAAATCTGCTTGGTCTCCTAACTCGTGTTTGAAACCAGTCGAATTATAGATACTTTGTACTGAATAAGAATTAGGCCCGAATCTATCAACAGGAACTGGCCCAAGACCCATGCGGGTAGCATCAACCGAAGTTATCTCTTTTGGCTCTACTCGCGGGTCACTGATTAAAACAGAATCTAAGTTTTGCAATGTTCTATAGATTTTAGATTGTAACTTTGCAGTTTTGTTATTAGTAATGTTAGGAGGTCGTATATCAGTTTCTGACCTTGGGTCAGAATGATGAGCAGTATGCCAATCAAGTCCAAGTCCAGCCATGAGTTCTCCTACACCTTCTTTTGCAGTTCTACCTTTACCTTTGAGCCGAGGGTCATAAGTACTTAAGTCGCGGTTAACTCTTTGTATAGTTCTTACTAGTGCTTCATTCCGGTCTTTCGCACGCAGTCTTTCAAAGCCTCTAACCTTGTCTCTTAAATCACCTGAAAAGTCTCCATAGTGATTACTAGTTCCTAACATTTGTGCAACTGTCATAACTGGAAACTCTAAAGTCCCATCTCCACTCTCTTGAACTTTGCCTTTTATTTTTTCTAATAGGCTATCCACTGTTTCCTTAGCATGCGGTTGGTCATAGTCTAAGCCAAGTATGTCAGCAACTTCTTCTGCCGAATCTTGCACATTGATAGTATTAGGACTATTGTGTATGTGCGCTTTTACTTTAGAAGGTATATTCCCACTTGTGACACCTTTGGTTTGAGTATGTTCTGAACTAGGACCTATCGTACTGATACCGTGCATTTCGTGTGGTACTATTTGCAATAAGTCATTACCCATGCGGGCTAGTTGCCTAACATTAGCGTCAATTTGTTCTAAAGATAAGACATCGGGATTAAACGCATCGGGCATGGCCTCCTCAACTACTCCTCTTGAAATACCACCCGCTTGCCCAATTGCCTTTACATCACCTCTTAATTTATCTGCAAAGGTATCTTGCTGAGTACCCTCCATGCCAATAAGTGAGCCTTCTTGACTTTCTGATGCATAACTTTGTGCTTCTAGGTCTTTGTACTCTTGTTGTAAGTTTTCTAACATATGACGCATATGTTCTCTTTTTTGAGGACTTTGTTCTTCTTGCATTTGTGTTTGTAAATGCATAACTTCATCGAATAAATCAGCAAGTTCCATTTCATCTACACCTTCGTGAGGTGTGGCATCTCTAGCAAGGGAGTTTACTACATCTACAGAGTGGGCTGTAGGAATAGTTTCAGGTCGAGGTGAAGTCAGATTATGAACTCCTCTACCCGGACTAAGTGGCGGAGAACCCATATGTAACATGGTACCGACTGTATGGAACTTAGACGCTCGTTTTCTCCTTTGTCGCTCAAAAGCCAGCGCTCCTCCTTTACTAGCAAATGCATGAGACCAAGGTAAAGTTCCACTCCTATTACCTGCTATTCTTAGTTTCATCTCGTTCATAGTTTTATTATCGTCATTCATAAACGCATCATAATGACCTCTTGCTGCCTCATTATGAAACGGACCATTAGCAGAAGCAGCGTGCCTTTCATAACTAGCACGATTCCCTTGCCCTGTCATAAACACATTATGGGGATGCAAGTTAGATTCCGCATCTCTAATATCGCCTGTCTCCCTGCGCTTTACATCTCTATAAATAGGACTACCGCTTTCGTCTTTTTTTCCAGTCTTCACCCTAGTGTCTGTTAACTCAGGCTCGGCTTGCCCAAATGGTCCTAATAGATTTAGTACACCGTGGTTATAGATTTCTCCTTTTCTATTACTGCCATGCCTTATTCCTATATTTTGTGAAACTCGCAAAGGAGTCTTTGCAGTAAATTGCTCTCCACCTATAGAAACAGGTTGGTTTTCTAACTCAGTACCTGTGTTTTTTTGAAAGAATAAACTTAGTTCATTAGCCCTGTCATCTACGCTTATTCCACCTTTTTCATCTTCTTCTAAGTTTGCATAAGGGTCATTAAACCCTTCATCAGAGCCAAAACTACTATGACGCTCTAACTTGCCTTTTCCTCCGTATAATAAACTATGTTCGTGTAATAAGTTATAGAGAGTATTAGGGTGTTTGCCCATCCCCCCTTTTCCAAAAAATGGCTCATGCCAATGAGTAGCCAAAGTTCTATTTTCACCTTCGGTTAATTCTTCGGGCCAATGGGTAGGGTCTAAAAATGTACCATAATGAAAAATACTATTATTACGGGCTATTCTCCCTGCTTGAGTTTGTAAAGTTCTTTTTTGAGAGTTACCTAATATAGACTTTATTTCTTCATCTGTAAAAGGAGACTCGCTTTTTTTCCAATCGTCATAATAAGGGTGTTCATTATCATTGTACATTTCACCGGTATTGACATCTAAGTTTAACAAATGCATTAGCATATTTCTACGCATTCTTCCTACATTGTCTTGGCTATTAGAAAAATTAACTTTACCTGTTTTGCTATCTATGTAAGGCATGCCATCAGGTAAGTCTTCATAACCTTCCATAGATTCTTGTAAAAAAGAATCGTCTACTAGCGCTCGCTCTTTCATATGATTCAATGCCCTAGAGTAACCATTAGGTACAGCACTAAATGCATGAAAATTATCTTCAAGTTTAGGTACTGTCTTTTTACTAAGATTTTTTGGCCTAGCAAGTATAGGTTCTCCCGGCTCATCAGGGTCCCTTATCCAATGGTTATACATGCCTGAAAATCTTTGGTGAAAGTTTCTAATTAATCTAGGAACAGTAAATGCAGAGTGACCTATGTTTAATCTAAGCGAATCATGTGGGTCACTGGTACCTTTGTGCGATATATGTTCGTATACTTCGTGTCGTTGAGAAGGAGTTAACCATTCAAGTCCAAGTAAATAATCCATCAAGCCTAGACCTTGTGGAATACCATTTTCGTCTACCGCATCAGAAGACCAACCTTGCCTTGCTTCTTCCATGTGTCTTTTTTTACATTCATGGTCTATTTCATCATCAGTAGCGTTTGGAAATTGTTCTTTGATTTGTTCTTTTAACCCGTCGTTAGACTTTATCCAATCATCATAATGACTTTGATAAAGACTATGATTTGTCATTTCTCCACTTAACTTACCATAATGATGAGGGTTACGCAAAAAATCATGAGGGCCTTCTGCATGGTGGTCCTCCCAAGCCATCTCTTTTCTACCATCAATTTGACTTCTTGATTCTACATAAGCATCAGAAGGTAAATAAAAATCTGAAATAGTTTGGTGCATCTGAGGACCTGCTTCTGATTGAGCACCATGCATTAATGGCAAAAACCTGTAATCAAAGTAATTGTGATTTTTATGTGCATCGTCTACATCACCTTGTGCCATTTCTAAGTTTCTACCTGTTAAACTTTGGTCAGGTCTAGGATTGATTACCCGTTGGTCATCATAAGCACCACCTGACATTAACTCTTGACCGGCTTCTTGATGATAGGTTCCGTAGGGTGATTCTTCTTGCATCTCTTCTTTGATAATCAAACAAGACATCTTAAACAAACTTTCATCTTCTGATTTGATAATATAACCGGCTCGTTCAGCACTTAGTACAGAGAAAAAATAATCAGCACTTGCGTCGTGCTTTCCTATATTGTCGCCTATAGATTCTAATAGCGTTTTACGAGACCTATTCAAAATGTCAATGGGACTTTCTCGCACACCATCACCCGCCGATTAGTTAAAATGGCGGTCAAGTCGCTGTGCAGATTTCTTTATGTCTTGTAGGTTTAGTTTTTCCTCGGAGCCGCCTAGCGATTTCTGAATTGGAGTACTACCGCCCTTTTCGTTCACACGATATGATTGTTGGTCATCGAATGCATCAGGAAATTGCGTTGGTTTGTCAAGTATGTTACTTTTTTCTGAGGTTGCACCTGCGTTTTTGACATCTTCTACTTCGGGTATAACATTATTTGTGTTGTAAAATACATTAGGAACTTTACCCGGTTGTGTTTCAAATCTTTCAACTCCTTGTGTAGAGCCTTCTTTTTGATTACCATAATCAGGTACAGCCTTGGTAAGCCTTTCCTCTAATTCTTTTGCTTCTTTTAGCAAACTGTCATATTCTTCATCACGAGGTTCGTATCTTGGTTTCATATTATCAATCCATTCCAATGTTATTTCCAATCGCACCTACACTTTTAGCCTTATCAGCAAGTGCATGAATATCGGCCCATTCCATAGTATGGAAATCGGCGTTGTTTGTAGGTACTGATATTTCATGCCCGTCTTCACCCTTGATTATCATTTCATCAGAGTTTCCTCTAAACTCATCAGGCATCAAATCTTCGGGTGCACTGTTACTTGCTCTTACAAAACCTGCCTTCTTTAGCAAAGTCATTGGGTTATTGAGCATAGATTTTAATTGTTTATTCTCTGCTTTGATTAATTGGATACTATTATCCATGTTTTCCATTTTACTAATGAGCGCGCCCATTAGTTTTTCTGCGGTGTTAGTTTCCCCCTCGTCTGTCATCTAATCACCTCAAAGAGTGCGGTTACTTTGCTTTCTCATTATTGAGCCGATGCGATTAGTTCTAATGGTGCCCGGTAAGACATCATTAGAAGAAGGGTGAATCTTTTCAATGTTATTGTAACGCATGACTGGTACACCGCCAGCATAGACATCGTTGACTCCCGTTGGGTTAGATTCTCCCTTTAGGATTGCCTTTTCTACATCGTTGGATAAGTATTCTGCATACTTTGTTATTTCATTGATATTAAGACGAGCATTTGAAGCATCATTGTCTTCTAGCGCTTTGTAAAAAGCATCAATATGAGTACGCATTTTTCTAGCCATTGGGTCAAGTTTCAACAAGTCCATGCGCCAGTCCACTACTCCCCTTGACTTTAACCTTGTCATGCGCCCTTAAAATTACGAGCGTCTAATATATTCCGAGAAGCCTGTTGAACTCCGCCCATTGGCATGCCTCTTTGTTGCACACTGGAAACAGGAGAGCCTGAACCCATTGTGCTTCTGTTCTGAGGGCTTGCTGGGCTACTCGGAGTGCGTATTCCCATACCTTCGCCACCCGGTTGACCCATCTGCGCTTGTCTTGCCATCTGCGCTGCACCTTGTGGACTTATGTTACGGCCCGGCAAAGCGCCGGGAGTGCCCATTCCTCCACCCATTTGCATACCCGGCATCATTCCGCCCGGAGGCATACCACCCGGAGGAGGTTGCTGCATCCCGGCTTCGGCAGGGTCAGGTTGCTTGTATATGAAACGAATATCTCGGTTAGCAGAATCTTCTACTAAGTCAGGCTTGTAACCTAGCATCATCATACGCTGCGCTATATTGACCTCCATCTCATCACGGCGTAGTCTTGTAACTTCGTCTTCTTCTTCATTTGGATACAGGGTTATTTTCCAATCCGTAATATCCATCTCTTCATTTAATCGGGGGAATAGATGCTCGGCATATACCTTGTGCCCAAACTCAACCGCACGGTTAGTAACAAGAATCTGCATACCTTCATTGTTTAGACCGCCGGACTTACCAGTATCCATCATAAATACATTCGATACACCATAGAATGCAGCGATACGCTGTCTCATTTCATCTCTTGCAGGTATGTATTGCATCTCTTCTAATGTGTCCATAAACTTGACCCAGTTGACACCACCTCTGCCGGAATTAGACTCTATTCCTATCTTAGGGATATAATGAGGGTCACGCTCTAACTTTTCATCCATACTCTTGAAAAACGACTTCATTGATTCTAAGTTGTCAGTTGTTACAGAAATCATACCTTTAGGAGTTCTACGCTTGCTATAAGAAGTATACATATAATTATCCATAGCAGTCAAAGTCATAGCCTGTCGCCAAAGTGTAGAAACAGGAGAGCGACCGTATAACTTAGAAGGTTGGTACTTACTTACATGTATTACTTCTCCCTTAAGGTAGTATTGAGTTTTTCCTGAACCAGCAGTATTGACATGATGTACATCTTCTAAGTCGTAACCGCATGTTTGGCAAGTCTTTTCTTCTTCGCTGTAAGACCTAACTTGGTCTCTATGAACTGGGCATACCCTAAATCTACCACCACGGACTCCTCTTTTGTCAGCAATTATACGCATAAAGATAGGGTCACCTCTAAGTATCTCTTTGACTCTGTAAAACATTAGTTCGTTAGTATCAGGGTCCATGTAGTATTCTTTGATAAGTACAAGGAATGCGTCGTCGGTAATGTTCAAGTCATATTCAATTTCTCTAAGAACATCCATAAAGGTCTGCTCCATTGAGTTTCTCTGCTCAAGTAACCAGCGAGGATATACTAACTGGTTCACATCAGGCTCTGCTAAATTAGAATTATTACATCTTTTGCATATTTCAACATCATGTTGGAACTCAGCATCGCAATCAAGACATTTCTTTGCAAACTTCTTTTCCCAATAATAACCTCTACGGAATATCTCTTGTTGAAGAGTAGTCAAAACTGTGCGGAGAATAAGATTTTCATTAGCAACTGCATACAAAGCAGGGATTGTAATACCTTGTACGAGAACTGGCTCTTGAATACCTGTAGTCCAAAGCGGCATTTGTGGCTCAGGAGTTCTTCTTTTTCTAAATGGATTTGTAATTGATTCTAGTATTCGACCTACTCTGCTTTTTTGCTCTGCCATATCATAATCCCTCCGACCAACTCATGACCGTATCTTTATCCACTCCCCAATCTTTCAAAGACTCTTCTGCTTTTCTAGTACCTTCTCTGTTAGAGAATTGAACAAATCTCTTTAGTTCTGTTTTACGCATAGGGTCTTTTTCATTTATGAAAGCAGCAACCGCTTTGGCTTGCATATCTTTCATTCTTAGGTGTGGAGTAATCTTTTTCAATAACTTAGTCAAGTCATCTTTGGAATAAAAACTAACACGGTGCTGGCTACGCTGCCCATCTTTGTACACTTTTTGGTCTAACTGTAACTTACCTGCACCTATGTTTTTGTGAAGTTGTTCACAGTGCATACGACCTCTATCGCCTGTAGCAATAAAACCTGCACGAGGTTCTCCTCTTTCTGTAATAGTAATGTAACCGTCAGCATCAAGGAACCCTGCTGCATAAGCCCAAGGGTCTTTGATGATAAGCCCAGTACGGTTTAGAGTCATATATTCACCTTTACGAGGCGCTTTGATAATGTTAATCTCTTCACCATACATTTTGAGTAACTTTGCTATTCTATTTACATTCAAGCGAGGTACGCCTTTGTGAATCAAGTTTTCAGTTATTCCTCTTGCGTTTATCGAACCATGTTCTTCTATCTCAGCCTTAGCCATGTTAAGCCATTTTTGCTGCTCTTTGTTTAGATTGTCAAACTGATTGAGAGTGTTTTTCCACATTTTACGAGCATCTTTACGCATTTGCATAGCATTAACCCAAGACTGCCTCTCTTCATCACCCCATACATCTTGAAACTCATCAAGTGTTTTAAGTGTGCTTTCTGCATTTTCCCAAGTATTACATGCTCTAATTAGACTATTTTCTCGACTATTACCGAATAATCTAAGCGACTTAAGTGACTTGTCGTCAAGACCTATGCTTCTAATAGTATCTTCATAAGAAGAAGCCCAATCTAATTTGGCTAATGTAGCCTCGGTTTCTAACGCCTTTAGATTTCTAACAGCAGTAATCATTTTATCAATATCACCTTTAGAATCTTTCATAACTCTACGGGCTTTTCTAAGTTCTTTGATAACATTACTTGCGCTCTTTCCAAGAGATGACTCAAACCAACTGTCACCGGTAGGGCAAAATGGAGCATATGTCACTTGTGGAATGTCATCTTCTTTGATAATAACAGTCTGAGATGCAATAGACTTAGCAATGTTAGAATCTACAAGAGGATGACTGGTTAAACTAGAGGCAATTATAGACAAAACATCATTGCCCATATCCAAACTTTGGACTGGCTCTCCTACCCCTAATGATGCCCACATGATTGTCTCCCCTTTTTGGTGTCATAAAACACTTGCTATCAAGCGACGAACCAAGCCCCTGCTACATTATTTTGTTCAGACTCACCAAACAGGCTATCAAATCCGGGCATGTAGTCATCTAGCGCAACTACATTTCCTCGGAACTCTTTGGTAGCCCAATTAGCCAGTGCTAGGCTCATAGCCAAGTCATCATGGGAGCCTACAGATTCAAGTCTGCCGTTTTTCTGCATTCCAAATCGACTAAGTTGAGTCTCAAGAGTACGAGTATATTCTTTACTTTGTTCATTGCCCCAAGGAGTTTTAATCTTACCTTGCTCAAATGCCATCAATAATGACATAAACATACTTTCCTTGCGTTGCTTTGTTGTCATAAAGGTCTTGATAGGTATATCATCCCTCATCTCTTGTAACTCAGCGGCAAACATTCTTTGAAAGTTATTACCTTCAAGTTCAATTAAGTCAGGTTGAAAACGATTATTCAGTAAAACTATTTGTCGCTTTTGAGCAGCACCGCCTAGTCCTTTTTCATTCAAAGCATAAATGACTTGTTTATCTTCGCTATCCGGCAATGTTCTAAGTATAGTCATAGCAGTGTAGTCAGCATTAGCATCAGATGCAATTGCAGGGTCCCATCCGATAAAGTGCTGACCAAATACACCAGCCGCTTCTCCTTCTTCATCAAACTCTTCTTCTGCTCTGTCTAATAATATCAGTTCGCTATCTCTTGCTTTTTCAAGAAGTGACATAGGAAACATACTAGACATGTCGTGGATAGGCTCACAAAGATATTCACGAGCGAATCTAATCGCTGGCATAGATTGTTCACGAACTTTCAGTGCATCTAAAGGCCATCTAGTAGGCCAAAGAGGTTCTCCCAATGCATTTATTGCAGGGTATGTCTCAACTCTAAAGGCATCTTTGTCTTCCAGTTCTGCATACAAGTCGTTGTAACTAAAAGGAGTACCGACCATCATAAGACGACCTGTGTGGTGCAGAACTGGAAGTAAGACAGTATAGAACCAATCTGCTGCTCTTTGTAATTCAGAAGCAGTGGTACCCCAAAGAATATCGTCACATACAACTACATCAGGGTGAAACCCACGAGTTGCTCCACCAACGGACTTAGCCATCATACGGCTACCGTTAGTGAACTCAAAGTAAGACTTAGCCCAAGGTTTTCCACCACTGGGTTTCAAATGCCTAAGAACATCGCTACTTTCTATGTTATTACGGATAAACCGCATGTGTTCAAGGGTCTGTTCTAAACTGTGACTGAATATCATAATGTGGGTTTTAGGATTAAAGGCAGCAATCCAAAGAGCATAACTCATAAAAAATACAGACTTGCCGTGGTCACGACTTGCCTTTACACAATATCTGTTACTTTCTACTAATCCTTCTTCCCAGCACTGGTGGTGGTCCGAGTAGTCGAATTGTAAAATCTCAGTAAAGAAGTATTTGAATGACTTTTTGCACATTTGTATGTCAATGTCGTTGACGAGTTCATCCACATTTCCCACATCTCATCACTCCATATCCTTAACCGTCTGCCATAACTCAGCATATTGCGGAGTATTTTCTCTACCTTGAGCGCGCCACTGGTTTAACTTAGCCATCATAGCCGCTTTTCCTTTAGCGGGGTCTCCACCAGCAATGACACTTCCTTGGTTAGCATTAAGTCTACTCGTTTGTTGCTCTATCCCTGCTTGCTGTTCTGCACTAGGGTCCGTATAAGATTCATCCTTAAGATTAAACCCATCAGGTGTTTCGCTGGCACTTTCTATGTCATTAATTTCATCAGCGGCACCACCTTCTCTGCTACCCATACCCACCGGTTGGACTATATTATTAGTAGCAGCAGGTGATGCACTAGCCAAAGTTTGTACCGGTTGCCCAGCAGCATTTTGTCCGACCATAGGAGGAGAAGGATTGGGGTTAGAAGATTGACTTACCGCAACCATAGGAGGAGAAGGATTGGGGTTAGAAGATTGACTTACCGCAACCATAGGAGGAGAAGGATTGGGTATAGGTACAGGAGGTTGCGGTGGCGAAGGTGGAACTTGAGGTGGTTTGTAAGGAGTAACCACTGGATTTGCATTTCTACGATTTACTGCAACCAAGTTTGCGTCTGCTGCATCTTTAACGGCTGTATTTTTACGACGCATAGCGGCCATTGGATTAAACCTACTCATAGGACCTTGCCCTCTTGAACGGGCCTGTTCTGCAAGTTTAGCATTCTGTACTGCTACTTTTTGTTTATTATCCTCTCGTATGTTTGCTCTTGCTTGACCTTCTCTAGTTACGGTAGAGCGACCTAGACCTTGCCCAAGTTGTTTACCTTGAACTCCGCCTGAAATTGCTGACTGGGCCAAGCCTCCCAAACTACGATGCTGACCCGCTAAAGAACCAAGGGCACCGAGGACACCACCTGCCATACCGCCTAGTTTTTCTCTAAAAGTTTTACCTCTTGCTTTTTCATTTCCACCACCACTGGCTACCATAATTGGAGGCCCGCCACTTGCTGGATACTGTGCACCTATTCCTTTAACGAGTACTTTACCCATCAGAATACACCTCCAAATGCGACTTTAACAGCCTTTACTATCTCAGGTTTAACACTCCATTCGTCAGCAACTTTGTACCAATCACCTTGGCTTTGATAAAGACCGTGCACATCTACTCCGGTGAGGCCGAGGCTTTTAGCAATGTCTTGTACATCCCAATAAGAATCAATTGAAAGCGCACGATTAGGTATCATTTTTGTAATATCTTTATCTTGACGAGCATCCATTATCTGAACTAACTCAATCTTTTTGCGTATTTCGTCTAAATTAACCAAAATATCATCTGAGCGCTGTACCAAAGCACCGGAGCCAATATCCCAAAGTTGTTGCCTAGGGTCCATCCCTAACCTATTACCGAAGTATTGTTCTTCAAAAGGAGCGGCAGGTCTTGTAGGATAAGCAGCAGGGGCTGCTGCTGTAGGAGTAGGCATTACTTGTTGAGGCATAGGTGCAGCAGGTGCAGGTGCAGGTGTAGGTGCAAGAGGACCGACTGCTACTTTTTCTCGTTGAGGAACTGGCATTTCTCTACGAGCATTAGAAGCAGGTGCTAGGTCACTAGTACCTACGATTCTTTTTTGCCAGTGCTCAGGTACTTCTGTATGGGTTTCGCCAAAGCCGTGTGGCAAACCACCAGCAATATGCTCAGTAGGAACTGAGCCAAGATTAAACTTTTCATGACCTTGTGCCCCCATAATTCTACCAATTAGGTCTTCTGTTTTTTCACGCAGTCCTTCTACCGGAGCGTATCTTGACTTTTGACTTTCGTGCGCTCTTAAATTAGTAGCCGCTTGCTCAAGTGCCTGTTCTTCACTCATACCTTGTTGCATATACTTACCTGCAAGGTTACTCAAATGACCGACAATATCGGCTGCTCTGATATTAGCAGTTTTATGATAAGAAGGACCTTCGGTAGAAACAGCGGCTTTAGCATTAGAGCGGTGTAATTTATATTCTTCATCAGTATGATGACTACCTAATTCTCTAAAGGTGTTATTAATAGCAGTTTTAACAGCACCTCCGCCACTACCTTCTAGGTTATGAGTTCGACTAAAAAATAACTTCATAGCCATTGTACCAGCCATTTGGTTTAACTCTTCGGGAGAATAGCCTTCTGTACTAACACCTGCTTGTTGCATAACACTTGCTAGTTGTTCACCAGCAGAAACAGGGTCCTCTTCACCTCCCTTTGGTCTACCTCCACCACTACCAGTAGCACCGTGATAAAATACATCAGGTAAAAGATGAGCGACTTGATGAGCATGTATGTCGCCGTGAGTTCTTTGAGAATCTAACTGACTTCTAACTTCGGGATGTAAATAATTATCAGGAGAAGTACCACTTAATCCAGCCTTTGCTGCGTCTGTTTTGTTCCAAGATACTACCAAATCATTTGTTAAATAGTTAGGCTTGAGTACAGAGTACTTAACATAAGGTAACCTTTTGTACTCATTTGGTGGCACACCTGCTGCTGCTAATTCTTCTCCAATCTCTTTGTGAAAATGAATGTGCCCACCATCAATCCAAGAACCTTGGTCTGCGCCGGTTTCAGGGTCTACATTTCCCATGTTCATTGAATATGTAACTAAAGGTCTAGGTCCTCCTTCGTAAAGAGGGGTGTCGCCTCTAATTTGCCTTTCCTCGGCGGGAGTCTTAGGGTCGATGTAATCACCGGCAAATGTTTTTCTCCATTCAGGACTTTCAAATGGAGGCAAACCATGATTTGTATCACGAGGGTGTTTCATATTATATCTGTCAATAGCATTGTTAATAATTTGAGTAGCAGATTCAGGTCCGTATTTTTCAGACAAGTCCTTGTGCACATAATCAATCGGGTGATGACCAAAGGCAGTACCGTCTTGATTATTTATCAACTGCCCAGTTTGAGGATTATGCGACCAAGGAGGGTGGTCGGGTTCATTTGGGTCAGGATTAATTGCATCTTCGGGTGCCCATGAGTGAACAAACCCTCTGTTATTTTCACCACCTACTCGATAATGTAACAAACCACTCTTGCGAATATCCATTGACTCAAGATAAGCCTTTAGAAAAATACCTGAGCCGTAAGTCTTGGCTTGCTTTTTGAAATAACTATGGGCAGGTTGGTGAACTCTAAACATCAGCCGACCCTCCCACTACCTCTTGCTGCAAACATAGTAGAAGGTGCGCCCCAGTTCTTAGGGTCATTTTCCATATCTTCTGTGGCACCTTCGTTTCTAGTAGTACTATCTTGGCCTTCTCGATGCCCTGCCTCTCTATTTTGACCGGGACCTGCTGAAACAGCAGCCTTGTTATGTCTATCTCTATTTTCCATAGATTCTTTCATGCGTCTAAGTAACCTACGCATTTGGGCAAAGTGCATGTAATCCATTTTTTTAGAAACTTCATCTAGTTGTTTTTTAACTTTAGTCAAGTCATCTGACTTAGCCAAAGACTGACCCATTAATTTAGGAGCAGTTGGTGCTCTAATACTCAACCCTTCTCCAGTACTTATCTTAGGAGGTTTAGGATTATATGTTCTTTCAGAACTTAAGCCGTGACCTGACATCGGTTGAGGTATGTTACCCATTAATTTACGACGAGCCACAGTACCCATTTGGTGTCTATACTTTTCAGGAAATAACTTGAGAGGTTGCTTTGTAGAAACACCAAGGTGGCTCATATGAACAGAAAGAGGACTACGCATAAGTCCATGCTTTTTACTGGGTTGTAAATATCTTGAGTGTAACTTAGAGCGACGAGAAGTAGCAGTAGATATGTTAGCACCACCGGGCTGAATACGGAATAGCGGCTGAGTCCAAGGTTTCAATTCTTTGCCACCAACTTTGTCAAGTCTACTTTTTATCAAACTACTCCAAGCGTCATCAATTGGCTCGCCTGTAGAAACCGTATTGTCATGAGCCGTACCAGCAAGTGGAGAAGCAGGTGCGCCACAATCAGGGCAAGGTTGGCTTAGAATCTTACCTTGACAAGTAGGGCATTGTGGAAGGAGTGGGTTAATAGTCTGTACAGGAGGTCTTTTGTACCTACGCATAGTAGGTGACTCGTCTACTCTGTCTTTCATCAAACTCGACCAAGCGTTATCAATTGGCTCGCCTGTTGTAAAATAATCAGGGTCACCGTGAGCATCGCGTCTAATCATTCCCCGCCTTTGCTCACTTTCTCGCATTTCTATTACAGGCTCAGCAGCCAATCTCCTAAGTCTGTTAATTTCTGCTTGAGGGTCAATAGGAGGAGGTCTTCTACTAAACTTCTCGTCAGGAACTTCGTCATCTTTTTCTTCATTATCGTCTTCTTTCATAAGACTAGACCAAGCATCCTCCATCGGCTCACCTGTAGCAAGCATGCCGCCCGGTGCTGGCATTGTACCCGTTGCGTTACCAATACTGAGATTACCAGTATCAGGCATACCGGTCATTGCGCTGAGTTGATTACCTTCTTGATATTGGTCAGCCATAGGGTCTTCTTCTTCTTCCTCTTCCATACCCGGCATCATAGGTGGCATCTCAGGCTCAGGTTTAGGAACTTCAATAGTAAGATGTGGTAAATCAGAAGCCTGTGTTTCTGCATCTTTTTCAGCAATGCGCTTATCCTTCGCTGCCTCCATCGCTTCGGGGTCACCTATACCATAAGTGTAATCGTCTTCATCCTTGGTATAACCAAGCATAGACTCAGAACGAGGACTATACATCCTTGTATCAGAACCTGTACTCATATTACCCGGCATTTAATCAACTCATATTATATCTAAAATGTCTTCACTAACTTCACCATCAGCCTGTGACAAAAGTTTAGCCTTGACTCTTTTCCAAGTTTCAGGACTTTCCTTACCCAGTTCCACCTTTAAGACATTGATAGTATTATTGGCAACATTAGTACTAGGTTCTGCCCATTTCTCTTGGTATTGGCTTAGGTCTTTGAGAGTTTCACGAACTTCTTTGTGCAATCTAACCATGTCAGAGATAACACCATCGTCATGTATATTGGTCTCCTCCATAAATTGAGAAAGTTTTCCATTTAATCCTTCTACATTTTTACGAAGTATGTTAACTTCTTCTCCAACTTTGACTGAAACAATTGCAGTAGCACTTCTTTTGACCAAAGGCTGGAAATGATTTTTCATATGACGATAGACTAACTGTTCGCTGCAATCAAGTTCTGTTGCTATATCTTCACTAGTTCTATCTCCTTCAAAGTAAGCAACTTCGTATTGCTTACGGTCATCACTTGTACATACTATACAACTATGGTTTGCACTATTATGATAATCCCCTGCGTGGTTATTCATATGTCGCTCGGATGTATTAGTTCTCCAACCCATATCTTTGTCTAACATCTTGATGTCAGCAATGCCATTAATTATGTTTTGTTCTAACTGGTCCCGCTCTTCGTGCTGGCAAAAGGGGCATGACCGCTTAGTTTGACGCTCACCGCCCATAACGCTCCGAGAGCATGCACACGAATAACCCTTTTGAACAAAGACCGATTGCGTAGAGTAATGAGATTACCTCGTTCTCCACCTAAAATAATGGGAGTTCCTGTTTCTATAGAGACTGCAAAAAGCCTAACAAGAGCCAGTAGAGATGTGTTTATGAGAAGGTTTGTAGGTAATGATATAAAACAAATAAGAATGGATATTTGCATGGTCTGCCCAAGTTGGGAGCACACTAGTAACCGATGTACTGAATGTGGTTGTCAAATGAGAGTAAAAGTCTCGCTTGCTTCTTCTGAGTGCCCATTAAAAAAATGGGGTAGGCATGTTGAATCGTCAAACGCTAGAGATTCGGCTATAGATACTACCGAGCATAAAGAAGGCACCAAAGAGTCCAGCGACTAAGTAAGACATAGTGTCGCTACCTAATGTCCCTGAGCCTGTTACCATTACAATGCCCAATGTAACTATAATGGCTATTAGTTGAACCATCACCATATCTACTATTACGCTCTTCTTTGGTGCAAATATACTCATAGTACTACTTGCAAGTCCAATAATTGGTCCTTCTTTTGGTATCATAGTATCACCGCATACCCATCATTCTGCCCATAAAGGAGCCAGCAGCACCACCGGCTTTATCCATAAAGCCTTCATTAGCCAAAGCAGCACTTAGTGCACCGCCCATCATAGACTGTTGTGCAAATGCCATAATTTGTTGTTGTTGCATTTCTGCTTGTTGAATGTTTTGCTGACTTGTCATTTGCAAATTACTAAATTGACCTGTTACATTTTCCGCACTCATAGTCTGTAAGTTAGAAGGGAGTGATGTAATGTCAAGTTTCATTGTACCTTCATCTTCATTGATAACAAAGGTAGCACCTTTTAGAATCTCTAAAACTGAAAATGATACTAGGTCATTGAGCATTGAAAGGAAAGTACCCATTTGTTGACTAATAATAAATCGGTCAGCAGGTGCTAGGCTTTTCATTAATGCCATTTGTATTTCTGCCTCAGAAGGAGGTTGCATAGATTGCTGGCCCATTTGCTGAGCATTCATACCCATGCCTCCGGCCATACCAGCCATGAAGGGATTTTGACCTGCTTGTTGCATCATTCCATTTTGAGTAGCAAAGGGATTGGCAGATTGTTGCATACCCATACTACTAGCACCTAAATTAAGTGCCTGTCCGTTCTGTTGTTGTGCGTTGTTATTTGAAAATAGTCCCATTTTATTCACCTTTATTGTTGCGGTAATGTCATCTGCTCTGCTTGTCCCACTACGCCGCTATTGATAACAGCATTGGGCTGAGCATTAGCCAAACCTACGCCCGTCGTTGCTTCTACAGCACCGTTATTATTCTGCATTTGCATTATGCCTAAATTACTAATCGCATCACTAAGAGTCGAACCTTGTTCTGCAATTTCCTTTTGAAATAATCTAAGGTCAAATACAATCATAGTCACATCATTTATACCTGTTTCAGGATTTTTATAATGTAGTATGTTGATACCGTTCTGAACTTTACTGTCTTTTTCTAATTGCTCAAAGAATGGCTCATACTTTTTGAGCAACTCAGGGGTATTATCCTTCTTCTTAATAATAGCAATAGGTACAGCGATTGTACTAACGCCCTTCTTTACCATCTCTTTCATACCAGTCTTAGTCTTATTGTGGTCTTTGTCAGATTCATTCTGCCATTTGCAAAGTAAATGATAAAGATGTAAATGTTCAGGGCAATATGTACCCTTCATTAGTCTACCATTAGTTACTTGTTCTCTTGCAACAAAGGCTTCGGGAGCACCTGTTACCGGGTTTTTCCAATATAATTCCCAAAGACTTTTACCAGTCTCTTCATCACAAATCTTAGTATAAAGATTATCATATTTAATCAACTCTTCACAGTCACAACCGTCAATTACACAATGACTGGTTTGGCGATTATAACGATACTTGTTACCCCAAAGCCACCTAAAGGGGTTAAGTAGACTGCGCTTAGTTGGTGTAAGAAGCCTACTGGCTTGTTTAATGTCTTGCTTTCTTGCCTTTCTAGGGTCAGCGTGACGACTGGGGTAAAAGTTAACCTTGGGCACTTCTATATTTTGCTTACTAGCAGCCGCTGCCATCCCTTGTTGTGCACTTTGCATTTCTAATAACTGAGCGTGACTAGCACTACCTTGCTGACCTAACGCCATCAAATGTGCATCACTCATATTTGCCAAATTAGCATCGTTTCTAGGTACTCTACCTGAGCCGCCGAATCCAAAGTTCATTACCATATTCATTTCCTCCTTACATTGTTAGTATATCAATTAATGTGTTTTCTACATTCCAACCAATTCTTGTAGCCATCATGCCTCTACGCGTAGGTATACCCGCTTTTTGCAAACGCACTAAGTCTTCTCTAAAAGGGTCAAACATCTTATGTTCACCAAGGCGCTGTTGCTGCCAAAGTACATTTGCATTATCATCCCACCAATTATCTGCTTTGTTAGCAACGAGCATGATTACTTTAGGACAGTACTTTTTACCTCTAAGCCAAGACCTAAACTTACGATAACGATACTGACGATGAAGAATTGCATCTACAAGATATTTGAAACCGCCTACTGACTGGATTGCATCACTGCCTCCTTTAGTTGCTCTATCGTCAAACATAAACAACACCGCTTCTACATTACGATTAACCATATCATCTATCCAAAGATTCCAAAAACGCTCATCGCCACCAATGTCAGAAGAATAAACCACGCGCTTGTCTCCTTTCCAACTTACACGCTTGCGTGTAGGGCGAGGGAGCAAAAAACGATTCATTCCGGGGATTCTAAAGTGCTTAGTGCGCTCACTTTCAGGTATTTCCTCCATTTCACCCGGAGTTGTCATGTACCTGTCAAGTGTAGTTTTACCAGTCATAGGTGGGCCATAGATACCTACTCTGCGAGGAATAAAGTAATGATAAAGTTCACGAGCAAATACCATTCCACCCACAAGTGCAGACCCTCCCATTGCTGACATAATATCACCTAATCAAAAATTGCATCGGACCAGCCTTGTAAAGTCTCTTTTAACCAATTACCAGTATCCTCCCAAAGATTCCAATCAGTATAATACTCATAAGCACTTACCACAAAGGCAGTTAATATAGAAAATGCAATCACCTTTAACCAACCCATTCCTCTTTCATAGGCTACATCAACCATGTTAGCGGTATGCATCATTCTCAAAGTCTCTTCTACTGTATCGTCAGAAGGGGTTTTGAAAATACGGCCCAAAAAGAATCACCCCTTCTTTTGATAACGCTTATCAGGCGTACCGTCTTTTTTAAGACGGGCAGTCTCTTTATCACCAAAGTCTAAACCTAGGCTAAGTGGCTCTTTAGAATCTGTTATAGAAGTGTTAGGTACAAAGTTAGAACTATCAAAGTCATTGTTGTACAATCTTTCCTCTACCCAAGGCGGAGTCTTACCGGGGTTTTCCTCCATCCACTTTAACTCAGTCTCAAGTTGTGCTTCTTGCATACGCATTTCCATATCTTGGCGGCGACGGTCAAAAGTAAACTCCATGCTTCTATATCGGTTTCTGCGCTCTCGCTCTTGAGCAGCCATTCTTGCTTTATCATCCATACCCTGTTGGAAAAACATCTTGAAAAGGTAGTAAGCAAGTCCCTGTACAGCAAATGCTGCCATAGAATAAGTTACTCCATTTACCACTGGGTCTTCTAAATCTATCCATAGATTAGCATCGAATAGTCCAATTGCCATTCCGATAGATACCGCTTGTGTTAAGATTAATCCCATCAAGCGTATTTCTGCTTGGTCATGCTCTCTGTATTGTTGGTCTTGTGCTGGCACCATAATAGTCCCTCTCACCTATCGGGAGATGGTACATGACATAAAGTGTTCTACTAATGATTTAAGTATCACTAAAGTAAGGCGGGTCGGAGAATGCGAGAGGGTTGCCCCCTCCGACCCATGTAGGCCGAGAAGGAAAGGGGTCTTCAAACTCACTCTTCTTTTTCGTCTTTTTCAGAGTCAAGTTTCATACGCTTACCATCCTTTGATGGTCCGGGTCCGGCTTTGCTACTAATTACAATAACCATACCATGAGCGGGCTTCTTACTATCTTCCTTTTTGTTCTTGTATTCTTTACAATTACAGTTCTTTTTACCACATGCAGGGCAAACTGCCTTGTACATTATATCTTCTGCTTGTTTTAACATTCTTTCTCCTATTTTCATATTCTCACCTTTTGTTGCCTTTTCACCCATGCCAAATCCTCCGCCAAATTGCATAGTGTTCTCTTTACCAGTCCAAATGTCTTGAAGACCAGTTCTGTTACTGAATTGATTATCCACGCCACCAATGTCAGTACCTTCGCCAAAGCCACTAGCAGCACCGCCTGTATTACTTTGACCAAAACCACCGCTACTAGCACCACCATAAGCACCAAAGCCGGAGGTATTTGGGTCAACTGAATAGTCATCTGCCATATTTTGTGCAAAGTAAGGTGCTAACAAACCTGCTACAGGTCCAGCCAATTGCGTTGCTCTACCAGCAGCACCCATCACACGACCCATAGGCTGCGTAGGTCTGAAACTAGTAGGACTATTACCGTATGTGGTCAAACGATTACCTAACTTACTTTCAAGAGGTGCTGTATAACGAGCGGCTTTATCAGAAACTTGTTGAACTTTTGCTTGGTGCTGCATAGCGGGAGTAACAGCGGGTTTAGTCATAACCGTATTCCTTTGTAACCAAGTCGGGCCTCGCGTTCCTCTACCAATTCCATATTGAGCAGGTCTTCCACTAAACTGACTAACAGGACCAACATCGGCTGCTGCTTCTGCTCTTGCAGCCGCTATCCTACCCCGATTAATACCGTCTGTTCTTGCAGCGAGTCTACCACCTGCTGTTCTTGCAAGTGGTTTTGAAACTCCCGCAGCCCCTAGTCCTCTTGCTGCTGCACCTGCTCCTCTTACATAGGTAAAAGGATTAATCGCTTGGGTAGCACCAGTCGCCGCTCCACCGAGTAAATCATACCACTCAGGGTCTTCAACTTCATGCCTACCAAGATAGCCTCCTGTAATAGGGTCTTCATACCGAGCCTTTTCTCCAATACCACCAAAAAACTTCTTATCAGGGTCTCCCCAAGCGTCAAAGCCATGCATACCTGCGCCTCGTGCAGCACCGTATGCTCCAAACGCTAAAGGAATAAGGGGTAAAAACTTCTCAACCTTGTCAGGGTCATTTGTCTGTTTTAAGACAGCCCAAGCAGCGTCACTCGGTGACAAATCTGACTTCGACATGTACATTCCCACTGCCTCTGTTTTCATAAGCCTGTCGCAAAAAACGATAATGGTCTACTGCATTCATCAATAATGAAATGTTTTCCCAAGAGTCTTTTTTGTCTACAAACGCATCAAGGTGCATAATATCTTTTTCTGACTGTTTTAACATATCAGTCAGTAGTATGCTCCACCAATCTTCCACGCTTACCCTACCGTGTGATATTACTTAAGCGTGCCTCGCTCTTTGAAATGACGAGCACGGTTTGCATGAGGGTCTTCTGCGACCATAGTGCCTTCTTTGGTATGACTCATATCAGGACCACCTTGCCCATAAATACCACGCTTACGACGCTCTTGGTTCAAAGACTCACGATATTTGACTCTTTCAGGATTAGATTCATATTTTTTATCATACTCTACTTTATGACGCAGTGCTTCGGGAGAAGAAGCATGCTTTAACATACGCCAAGCGATGTCGAAGGCAGTCATCTCATTGTTCACCTTCACTCACCCCGACATGGCCTTCATCTTCCATTTGACTCCAAAATTGGTGAGCGTTGCCCTCGCCAAGTATTTCATCCCGACTCACATACGGCTTGAAATTAGGGTATCGGGCTTGTATCTCCGCAATCATTTCCAATAATCGTTCTCTCCCCAAACCTTGTCCTTGTAATTGATGTGGAATCCCAAAAGCATGAATCAATCCCTCTTTGGTTGCACTTCCTCTTGCATCATCCGGTTCAGAAGTCCAACCAATATCGCCTTCTTTTGTATTGCTAAGGTCATGCAGAAAATCATCCAAAACACCTTCTTGTGGGTGGGTCTGTTGATTCCATGTTTTAGGGGCCTTTTCGCCTCTTTCATACAAAGGCATCTTGAGCAACCGCCAAGCGAGGTCCATAGGTTCGCCTTTGTTGTAACCTCGTTTTTGTTGAAGGACAGGGACCGGA